TCATTCTGGGGACTTTTGTGGGGACTTCCCGGTTACCGCCCCTCGCTTGAGCACCGTCAACGCCGGACTGCGCGTGTCGGTTGCCGCGATGCGATTTGCATACTCGACCAGCTTGGTCAGCTCGGCCGCCGAGTAGTGCGAAGTGATACTTCCATCGGTGTGGCCCAGTAGTGCCTTGCGATCCTCTTCCGGCACGTCAGCCGCGCGCAAGCGACGACCGAAAGTGTGTTTCAGATCATGCACGCGGACACGTCCAAAGCCTGGATGCGCTGGGACGCCGTGCGACGTCTTCCAGTTTTCCGCAGCGCGCTTGCGCGCACTGCGCCAGGCGGTGTCGTTCATCCTGTGCAGCGCGCGGCCCTCGTAGGGAAACACCCATTCGGGATCCAGGCCGCGCTGCTTGCGAATGATTGACCTGGCCACGTCGTTCAGCACCACCAGGCGTTCCTCGCCGTTCTTGACGCCCGAATCTTCAAACCGTCCACCAAAATCAGCGGGGATCAGAAAGACGCTGGTTTCCAGCTCGGGCACCTGGATTTCCCACTCCCATCGCAGTTTGCAGACCTCCTGCTCGCGGCACCCGGTATTCACCTTGTACAAGGCCATGGCCTGAAGGTGGTCGGGTAGCTCCTTGAACAGCATGGCCTGTTCCTCCCAAGACAAGGGGTAGGGCTGCCGGCGCGATTTTTCACCGAGCATTTCGATCATGGGTACAACCGATAGCCAGGGTCTGCGGTCCTCGTCGCGCCATTTTCTGGCGCAGACGTTGAGCACCCTCACGACGCGCTGCAGCGCGATATTGATCGTCCGCGGTGCGCGGCCCAATTCCAGCCGGTCCTCGATATAGGGCTGCAGGGCTTCATCGTCCACTTCATCCAGGTACAGCTCGCCGATGTAAGAATCGAGCTGCTTGAGATAGATGCCGGTATGCCAAATTGATGGCTGCTGCGCATATTCCTTCAAATAGCGGGTCGCGGCTTCACGGAAGGTGCGGCGGCCGTGGCGTTTCGCGGCTTGGGCCGCCTGGGCTTCGGCGATGCGCGAGAGGAGGAATTGCTCCGCGTCTGCGCGCGTGCTTGTGCCAGTGCTGCCTCGAATTCGGCCAACCCCGCGGACGACTTTGTCGATGTGCCAGAGGCCGTCTTTGAGCGTGAGGCCGGTGATTGTTTTTTGCCCCATAAGCTTGATGCTCCATTGCTATGGCGGCGCTCGCTGCGAGGGCTATCGTTGCCCGCAGGTGCTGCCTTGTCAATCGCCATGCGCTCGGCATACTCGTCGGCGAAGCGATCGAGTTCTACGCGGTCGAAGGCGATTCCTTGTTTTCCGATGGTGATTTCACGCAGAAAAGGGCGTGCGTCCTGGTTGAACACCCTGCGGCACATACCGAGGTAGGCGGGCGCTTTTCCCATTCGTATGAATCGCGGTTGTACGTCCGACACTTATCGGGTCCTCCTAAATTCCATTACCCACCACCAGGGATAGCATCTGAGGCGCCGGCGCCGTTGTTCTGCCTGGACTCTCGTGTTCGAGCCGGTCATTTCATCGCCCTGTCGATCGCGCGGGTATGATGCGAGCAGATATCTCAACTGCTTTCGAAGGGGCTGAACTTGGAATTTCGTCGTGCGAAGCTTGTGCCGGAATTGATCATCAGCAACATGGCGGCGAGTAAAAGGTTTTGGGTAGATCTCTGCGGCTTTTCCATTGCCTATAGTCGAGATGAAGAGGGCTTCGTATATTTGGACCTCAATGGCTCCCAGGTCATGCTTGAAGAGCTCGGAGATGGCAGGAAGTGGATCACCGCGCCGCTCGAGGCACCTTTGGGTAGAGGGGTGAATTTCGAGATTGAGGTGGCTGAGTTGAGCCCGCTTCTTGAGAAGCTGGCTCAAGTCGGATGGCCGCTCTTCATGCAACCTGAAGAAAAGTGGTATCGCCGGGATGCTGTTGAAGTCGGGGTTCGCCAGTTCTTGGTTCAAGATCCGGATGGGTATTTGCTTCGCTTCCAATCCAGTCTTGGCGAACGGCCGTTCGCTGGGTAGCGCGGCCGTCAGGGTGGTGTTGGTTGGGGTGGTCATGCTGACGCTCCAATAGGCGCGGGTTAAGCTTCGGCAAGAACAGGGAGGGTCATATGGACTCGCAGGCTCAATGGGAACCTATCGAAGTGGTCCAAAAGGAGGACGGCACATTCGTGTGGGTCGTTTCGTACAACAAGCGAATCAGCCCTATTGATGTGTCGTTTATCCAAATGAAAGGGAAGACATCTTTTGCAAGCCGGAAGGAAGCGATCGCAGATGGAGAGCGATACATTGCCGAGCAAAAAGCGAAAGGCAATTAGCGCTGTCAGTCTCTTAGCCATCACGGTTCAGCCCGGCGTTGTGAGTCAATGACTGCGTCGATAGTCATGCCGGTGGCGCCCGACGGGGGATGTTTGGTGGCTAGTTCCACATGCGCAGCCCACCACTTGGCGCACTTCCCGGATGCTTTGTTGCACACCACAATTCGCACTCCGCGCGCATCCCAACCGGTGACTACGCCGAGGAATGAGCCGCGGTGATGGACGACACGCACTTCGGCATCTAGGGGATAGGAACGTTTAAGGGATTCCAGCAATGCCGCCTCGGCTGCGCGGAATGCGATAAAGGCTCTCTCGACTGCGAGGCTGTAGCCGGGGGCATGGCCGCTCCAATACGATTGAGTGGTCATGCCGCTTCCCCTTCCTCGCCCAAAACCCAGCGCAGGGCGGTGGCATAGTCGCCCTGGGCGGTTTCCAAGGCGGCCATGATCTGCTTCCGAGATTTCACGCGGGGCCGCTCGCCCATCACCGCAGCTTGCTTGAGGCTTCGCTGGTGGGGCGTGGCGTTCTTACCGGCCGCGATCAGCTCGGCCACCTTGGCGCGCTGTTCATCGGGTTTGAGCTTCACCAGTGCCTTGGCATGGGTGAGGGTGATCTGACCTGCCTCGACGGCGTTCTGCACGGCCTTAGGGCTATCCAGCAGCGCCAGCGTGTCGCGGACCGTGGTAACCGTGCAGTTGTAGATGACCGCAATCTGATCTTCACCCTTGCCCAAGGCCAGGTGCTGGCGCATCTTCTCGGCGCGCCCCAGCGGCGTATCAGCGGTACGGGCTTCGTTCTCGCTAACGATCGCGTCCAGGGCGTTCTCGCGTTTGCCCGTGTAGACGATGCCGGGAATCAGTCGCTCTGACACGCCGCGTTCTCGGCGCCACTGGTTGGCGAGCACGGCGGCTTTCACTCGCTGCCGGCCGAACACGACCTCTGTGTCGCCCGTCTCTGGGTTCTTGGAAACCGCCACGGGCTCAAGCACGCCCTGGTAGTCGATGTTTCGCGCCAGCGCCTCGTTCACGGGCAGATGTACGCGCTTGTCATAGAGTGGGCTGGATTCGTCGGTGACGAGAGTCAGCTTGGCGGGATCGAAAGTGAGCAGATTGCTCTGGCCGTCCGCGCCGTACACGTCTTTGGATTTCTTGGCCATGTAGGCTCCGATAGGGATAGGTGATACGTCGTGTGCGCTATCGCGGATAGGGAACCCAGGTGATCATCGGGCGCTTGGTGGCCTTGCTGATACGGGGCGCTCCGTGCTTGTCGAGCTTCGGGCCGCGCTGCATGATGCACAGCCGGGAGGTCCGGCCGGTGGCCGCGGCGAGTTTGATGAACTCGCGGGCGAACTGTGGCGCATCGAACGGTGCCGATAGCTGCACAGGATTGCCCTTGGCCAGGTGGTACTCCGTCTTGACCTTGATCCAGTCGGCCTGGTCGGATGGCCGCAGGCATGCGCGAACATCCGCGGTCATGGATTCCTTATATTTTTGCCAAGCCCGCTCGGCGGCTTTCTTCGCGAGCTGCTCGGTCATTCCGTATACGCAAAATGCTCCCATGTGTTCACCTATGGGTTTTGATATCGCTGGGTAATGGGGCGGACGGCGCCAGGGGTTGCCTCCATTTGGTGAGGCGCCGCCCAGGGAGAACGGTTAAGCGGCCGAATCCAGCGCCGCTCGGCGGGCGTCGTAGGCCTTCTTGAGCGCGTCGTAGTGCTCGTCCGGTGCGTCGCGGAAGCCGTCGGCGACCAGGTCCAGGGCGTCGATGTTTGTGGCGCTCGTGATCTGCGCCAGCACAGGCGCCGGGTCATAGGCAACCTGTTGCGGCGCGCCGGCACCTTCCTCTGCCTGGTCGGCCCCAGGCTCGGGCTGGGCGAAGATGAAATCGCCGTCGAGCGTGTTGTCGTCCAGGTGCTGGTCGCGGCCGCTGCTGGCCATCTCGTCGAGGGCCGTCGCCTTCTGGAATTCGATGGACAGCGGCAGGTACTTGGCCAGCCGGCGAATCACGGTCTTGCGGCCCATCTCCACGAAGTTGTCTTTCCAGGGGCCGTAGGCGCCCTTGCTTTGCGTTGCCGCCTTGATCTGGTCGATCTGGTACAGGCTCATGAATTCGAAGGCATGGCCGCCGCCTACGAGCTTCGCCACGGCATAGAAACCGGTGACGGCGCCACGTTCGCCCATGGCCGGCCGGTGTTCCAGCTTCTCGTCCAGGCCGTACACCAGGTCAAAGGTGTCGTTCTCGCAGACCTCGTGGGCGGCAATGCTCACGATCTGTCCGGAGCGGCGGGCCAGGTCGATCAGGCCCTTGTAGCCAACGATCACCTGCACCGACTTCACCCAGCGCTCATTGCCGCCGGCGTCCTTGCGCTTGGTGTTGAAGGGAACGAGGTAGGCATGGCCCAGAACGGTGTTCGGCTCCAACCCCATCTGCGCGCACTGACCGATGGCGCCCACCAGCGACGGGATGTCGCATTCAGCCAGAGCCGGCGTGGTGGTGGCGGCGATCTGCGCGACTTTGAGCAGGCGGTCGGCGGAAAGGTGCTTGGGCAGCATCTTCTGGATCTCGCCCTTGCGCTTTTCCAGCAGGTGGGCGATCTGGTCCTTCGGCTTCATGCTGGCCAGCTGCTGGGACTGTGCCTGGCCGGTGGCCACGGCTTTCAATTTGGATGCGCTCATTTCTTCGCTCCTTTCAGGCGGAAGACTCGGGTTTCGGAAGTGGTGCGGTAGGCGGCGGCGATATCGGGGTGAGCCAGCGCGAGGGCCTTGCCGTCCAGGCGGCTGGCGGACTGGCTTTTCCAGGTGGCGACTGGCTCGCCCTTGGCCGTCAGAATGGCGTTGGGCTCCATGAACGTCTGGATGCCGAACTTGAGCTCGTCGCGGCGTTCCTCGATGCGTTTGGCCTGGTCGCCGAGCTCGCGAAACTCGGCGAGCTGGGCCAGGATCTCGTCGGTTGCCTCGATCGCTTGGCCGTTGTCGCGGGCGTAGAGAAACTTCAGGTCGTCGAACGTTTCGGGATCGGGCGGGATGTCGGTCAGGACGTGGTTGGTCCAGAAGTCCACGGCCTTGGCGACCATCGCGTCGATCGTCTCCTGATCGCGGCGCACTGCGTAGAAGGTCAGGTCATCCACGCCTACCAGCGTGGCGTAGAGGCACGCCTCGCGGCCGGTGACGGCCAGTCCGGTCATGGACTGCGCCGCATAGTGAATCGGCACGTCGTCGGTTCCCATGTCGCCCCACTCGTGGGCGACGAACGGATGCACGGTCTTGACCTCGCCGTTCTGGATCGAGCCCAGCTCGAGCGGCGCGAGCCAGGGGAATGCCGCCAGGGCCTGCTCGGTGACGCGCCACTCGAAGTCGATCTCGACCGACAGGAAGCTGTGGTCGGGGTGCGTGTAGCGTTCGTTCACGGCGACAACGTCCAGGCCGTAGTCCTCGCGCAGCATGGCCACCACGACTGGCTCAAGGCGTTTGCCACGGTTGAGCACCTTCGTCTTGGCGGGGTCGTCTTCGCGATAGGCGTCACGGCGGGTCTTTTCGGCCCACACCTGCAGGGGCGTCTTCCACTTGCTGACGCCGTACAGCGCGGCCATGTCGGTGCCGCCGAGGAAGCGGGTGCGGTCCAGGGCGATAGGTTCAGAAATAGCGTTCACGATCAGTCCTTCGCGGCGTATGCCGTCGGGCGCCCGTCTTGGGCGGTGGGAGTGGGGGAGTGGGCATCCCGCGTCGGGCCGACCATGCCGCTGGCCAGCAGCACCACCGCGCCGGCGAAGATCGCGGCGACGCCGGCGAAGTCCAGGTCACGGCCGGAAAGGCGGGCGCGGTGCCAGAGGTTGCGCAGCCGACGGATCATGCAGACCTCCGCCGGTAGGCCATCCAGGCATCCCCCAGCAGGCCCAGGGGATAGGCGGCGCATAGGCCGCCCAGGATGAAGAGGAGTAGGGCGGTCATTGGCGGGCCCCGAAGGTCACGCGCTGGCCGTCCTCGCAGCGGTCCGCGAGGTCGGAGGTCAACTGTCGGACTGCCACACTGACCCAAAGGTGAAATAAGGCCCCCACCGCAGCCAACGGGGCCCGATTCATAACCGCGCGCACCGCCAATGCAAACCCATCCTCGGCGAGCTGGTTGCCTTCGGTCGCGGCGTAGAGCGCTTCGGCGGCGCGCTGGCTGAAGTCGTATTCGCGGTGGATCAACTGATCGCGGCACAGCGCCAGATGCACGTCGCCGCCGAGGTCTCGCATCAGCTCTGCGCGCCGTTCCTCATCGTTGTAGGGGCGAAGAATCGCGGACGTGCCGCACGGGGTGGGAATCGTCATGCTGGACATGTCAGTTCCCCTTGGCGCGGTCAGATTCAGATGCCGGCGCCGGGCTCAACTCGATCGCCAGCAGGTTGCTGATCTGGTTTTCGATGTGGCTGGCCTTCGCCTCGGCCTCGGCGCGGATCTTCTTCACTTCCGCGCGCATCGACGCCACCCTGGAATCGATCAGTCGTTCGCGGTCAGGCAGCGTCAGGGTGATGCGGGCCTTGCCGATGAGCGTGTAGCCGCAATCGGTCATGTCCAGGTTGGTGTAGGACAGGTCGCTGAGGCGGACCTTGTTCGGATCGGTGATTTCGTCGGGCGAGATCAGGCTGGTGGGCGTCAGCCATGCGCTGACGGTTTGGGTAACTTCCATGGTGGTCTCCTAGCCCCGGCACCCGGGGCGGGTGGTCAGGCAGAGGCGTGCAGGGCCGCACGGCGCGCGTAACGGGCCGGTGCGTTCTTGGCTTTTAGGTTGAGCGACCGCATTTGGCGCAGCACGTCGCCATGCTGGGCGCGCAGGTGCTTCGGGATTTTCTTCATCGCCGCGGCTAGTGCGCACCGCAACGAACGCACGCAGCGGCCTTTGCCGTCTTTACCCATGATCTTTGCTTGCATTGCTGTTCTCCCATTCCTCCCCGGGGTGGGGAGGTGTTGAGGAGAAATTAAGGCAAGCCTAACAATCATTCAATAGGCATGCCTAATTTTAAGACGAAAAGAAAGCCACTCAGAAGTGGCTATGTCTATTTACCAGTCAAAAAATGAGGCATGGCTCATGCACTCTGTGCCTTCGATGCTGTGGACGGCGTTCCAACGTAAGCTTCGACTTGCTTGAGTACCCATTCTTCAATCCCATCGCGCTGCGATACGGTGAGCTGGTAATACAGCTCTTTGGGGATTCGCGGAAATGGCCAATCTGAATCGAGCATTCGCTCTTTGGGCAGCTTGCCGTCTGCCAGCCAAGCCTCACTCACATTGAGCAGCTGTGCAACGCTAACCAAATTCGCACCGCGAATGTTCTTGGTCTTTCCGTTGAGCCAGTCGGCCACCGAGGGCGGTTTGATGTTCGCTGCGCGAGCAATGTCCACCTGCTTTACGCCGGTCTGGTCCATTGCTTCTCTGAGACGTTGTGCGAGTGTGCTCATTCGGCAATCCTAAGTGGAAAATGAATAGGTATGCCTTTTAATTCCATTAGGCATGTCTTGACTAAATTTAAGGCAAGCCTAATAATCTTGGAGTGAACACTAAACACCCCGACTCCCAAATTATCGACGCGCTGGGTGGCACCGTAGCCGTCGCCCGCCTGTGCAGAGTGAAGCCGCCATCGGTCTCCGATTGGCGCAAGGAAGGAATACCGCCTGCGCGCCGCATGTACCTGCAGGCTGTGCGGCCCGGAGCCTTCGAGCCGGCGCCCGAGCTGGCCACGGCCGCGCCGCAGGAGCCGAGCCATGCGTGACCTCGCGTACCGCCGGTGCCTGATCAAGGCTGCTGTTGCCGCCGAGGAGGAAAGTCCTCGAACCATTGGCGATCGCGGCAATCGTCTGGATGGCCTGCGAGGATCGGCCCGTCTCCACGTACGACTCCTCTTTCTGTGTGCACGTACACAAGCTGTCGTGATTCGACTATGGCGAGGACTCGGCCGACCGGATCGCGCCAGCCTGCAATCGGCTCGCCAACAGTCGCTTGGAACGGTTTGCCATTGTGATGAAACACTAGGGAATAGACCCGCGCCTCGGGGCGAAGGTGGCCATATGCGGAGGCATCCTGAATGAACAGCGCGTACTGCCGTTCGGCCATTTCTGCGTCTGCCGCGTCCGGCAAGAAGAATTTCACGCCCATGCCCAGCTCCTTTCTCAAGGATGGTTTGTGTGAGGGCAGCCAGTTTAAGGGGAAGGGGCAGGGCGCCCATTCGCAGCAAGGAGCCTCCAATGCGTGAATTCCGAACCTACGCAGACCTCGATATGAACGCCTGGCTCGAGCCTGCCGGCCGCGGTGGCGTTCGATTGGTGATAGAGGGCCCGAAAATGCGCCCTGAAGCTCCGACGCTCTTGGGCATGCGCCTACGTGATGGCGCTGGCAATCACATTGGTTATGCCACCTTTCGCCCCGTTAGCGATGCCGCAGGGCGATTCACATATGAGTTGGCCGAGATTATTCCTGGCTCGATCCCGCCAGCCGGTGTGACGGAGTGGAGCCGACCGTTTGGCTACCTCGTGATCGGCTGGGGTAAGAAATTCAGCGCGCCAGACTTTGGCGACCGTAATCCGTGATGGCCAGCACGCCCGTACTTATGGCGCACTCGCCGTCCACTCCTCGCGTTACGCCGCTGCGTACCAGGCCTTTCTCTTCCAACTCCAGCAGAGCTGCGATGATCTCGTCGTCACCTGCGAACGCTTGTATTTCTTCCCATGCCGTTTCGGTATCGGCTGGAGCGCTCGGTGTACCCACTTTCACGCGTGCAAGCGTGTCGAGGATTCTGCGTTGGAGTCCTGCTTGTGTCGTCATGGTCAGTTCCTTCCACATATGGTTGGGGTTGGGGAATCCCGATCATATATGGCTGGAACTGGCCGCCAAATTGGTTGGCAATTCTAGGTTGCGGATTCGTCCCGACATGCTCGGCCAGGCCAAATCAGCGCCAGTTGAGTATGCGTTTCTCGGACCAGAACTGGCGGCGGGGGGGGGGTTAGACCGGCAGGAGGTGCGGTGATGCGTTCACGACTACCATCCTTCGTCTACCCGACGATCTTCGGCAAGTTGATAGAGCTGTTTGCACGCAGGGCAGTTTGCGTAGATTTTTCCCGGGCCTGGAGATTAGCTTCTTGCGCATGCGCATGCGCACCAAAACGTTGCATTCATATTGTGCGAGCTATGCAGTCGTCAACGCTTATAGATCGCTGGAACGATCAGTCGGCCGCGCTCTCATCGCAATTTCGAATGCTGGTTGCGTGCGAGGCTTGCGTAGACCCGGGTGTGCTCTTGCAACTCTCGATAGGCCTCCATGAAAATTGGATCATTGTCGGCACTCCAAACAGCCATAACTTTGTTGGCTTCGGCATATGCTTCAGCAGCGGCCCCATGGATAGAAAATGCCGCATCGATTTTCCCAACATCGGCAAAATCGTGGACAGGCATGCGGTCGAACGCCTCAAGGGCTACCTTGAACTCCATGCGCTGAACCCAAACCCACGCCGTTCGGAATGCGCTTACCTGATCGTATCCCAATGCATGTTCAAGTCGCTCCAACTTTTGGAAGAGATTGAGCACGATCGCCACGTAGCCATCGAGTGTCTGAGTTCGAGCGTCTTTGCGCAGCTTCTCAGCCAGTTTCGCTGCTTCTATGGCTTGTTGCTTGCCGACAAAAAAAGCACCGACGATGGCAAGAATCGAACCCACTGCTTGAATCCAGGCTGCGGCGTCAGCGCCGTTCGTCGGAGCGAAAGTTCCAGTTTCTGGGGAAAAAATCAGGGTCAGCGCACCAACCGCCAATACAAACCCAGTCGTGCCAAGCGTCAGGGTGATGGCCCCGTACTTGAGGAACGCTCGAGTTTTCATAGTCTCTCCGGTCTGAGTGCGCGTCATATTAGCGCGCCCAAGGGGGGCGCTAATTTCCAGGGTTGGTATCCACCAGGAGGTGCCGAGCGGCGTCGCGAGCCTCATCACGAGCTACAGCCTCTGATGGAGCACATTCTTCGCAGTTCTTGTATCCCTTCCCAGGGATGCTCACGTACCAATCCCAGTACTTGCGGCCAATTCTCCGAAGGGAAATGTAGCAGTCCAGATCGGTGTCGTTGTTCATTTTTGATACCTCAATCAGGTAGTTGGCGAACTCTTAGTGTGCCGTCACGACCTGCGTCCTTGGCAATAGCGCATGAATGATCGTCAACCGCTACCTGCTCCTCTGACCCCCCGCGATTGCAACCTGCGCGGCCTGCCGTTCATGCCGCCGGGAAGCCCGAACTGCACGGACCGGGCAGTAAGCTCCGACGGCGTCCCGGTCCCTGTGGGGTGCAGATGAGCGCTCAAGCTGTCGCTTGGGCCTTGGCCCAGCCTGTTTGCCATTCTCCCGCCAAATTCATCCTGGTGGTGCTGGCGCATTATGCGCACGGCAAGCAAGCGCCATGGAGCGCATTTGCATCCACCACCCTGATCGCGCAGCAGACTGGGCAAGACCGCAAGACGGTGCTTGCCAATCTGCGCCGGCTGATCGACGCAGGTTTCCTGGTCGATAGCGGCGAGCGGGCAGGGGCCACTAAGTCGGTGGTCGTGTTCCGGCTGTGCGAACCAGCAAGCGGTACCAATTCTGGTACTGCTTCGGATCAGCAAAGCGGTACCGAAAACGGGCCAGCTTCCGAAGCCCAAGCAGTACCAGATTTGGGACAGCTAAGCGGTACCGAAATTGGGATAGCTTCCGATGATTTTGAGGGAAGCAGTCCCAAAACTGGTACCGCTTACCCCGAAGCAGTACCAAATTTGGGACACCTGGGTAAACCCGAAGCAGTACCAGTTTTCCCTACAGAAATAAAACATAAGAAAGAGGTAATACCTATCTTCGTAGGTAATACCTCTAAAAGCCGTAACACTGTCAGCACCACGAAGCGTGGATCTCGCCTGCCTGCCGACTGGGTTCTGCCTAGGTCCTGGGGCAAGGCGGCGCTTGACCTGCGGCCCGACCTGTCCGCCGAGCAGGTGCGCGTGCTGGCCGACGAGTTCCGCGACTACTGGACCGCCGTGCCAGGCGCGAAGGGCTGCAAGCTCGACTGGCTGGCGACCTGGCGAAACCGTGTGCGCACTGCCCGCGCGCCAGTCGTGCCGAACGCGGCGGGGCCTCGTGCCGAGACGGGCCAGGACTGGGGCGAGTGGTGGAAGTCCGATGCGGCGACGGACCGCGTCGGGCGTGAACTGGGCATGTTTGCCCGGGGCGGCGAGACCTACGCCAGCTACCGAGACCGGATCTTCGCCGAGCTGCGTCGCCGGCGTGATGAGCAGGAGCGAGGCGCATGAGCTACGCCGAAGCATCCGCGGCGGTGACCCGCCACCAGAACCCCGTCCAGGGCTACGGCATGTGCTGCGTCAGGGGCTGCATGTTGCCCGGGTCTATCGCTGACACCACGACCGGCGTGTCCGACTGGTACTGCCATCTGCACCACGGCACGGCCTACGCGGAGCAGGCGGGCATCACCGCTCGCATGCACAACCGCCGAAGCCTGTTCATCCTGGCTGGGCGCCTGAAGGCGGCGCTGCCCGGCCAGCCAGTGCCGGACAGCGTGACTCCTTGGCTGCGCCGGCACAACCGCAATGACTTCGCGGATGCAGCCAGCGGGAACGTGACGGCGCAGGCATTGGGTGCGCTGATGCTGCGGGTGCTGGGCGACGAATGCGCGTCACCGCAGCAGCGCGGAGACCAGGCAGGAGCATCGGCCGGTGCGGGCCTTGGCAGCTGGTTCAGGGCCGTGGATTTGGTGAGTGACCTGGCATGAAGACTTCACAGAGCCTCACGGGCGCCTGCGACCCGATGGCCGGCACGCTGGGCAGCTACGCCCGTGGGGGAGCGTTCCAAGACGAACCGTTCCCGCTGCATGGCGAGCAGGAACATCGGGTGCCGATTGTTCCGAATGTTCCAGGAGTTGTTCCGGCAAGGGGCCTGGGCCGACACCCTGCAATACCTGTACCTGGACAACGACCAGAAGGTGCTGATGGGCAGTCTGAAGGACGTGGCTTTCCAGGATTACGCCTGGGGGCGCGAGATCAGCGCCCGCCGGGCCGAGCCGGACGAATTCGGCGCGTGATGGGTGGCGGTCGTCACGCCGCTGGCCGTCGAGCAGCCGCAGACCGACCTCTTTGGCGCCGTGGCGTAGGAGAGCCAAGCATGAGCCGAACCGGCGAGCAGAGGTTAAGACACAAATCGTGCGGTCTAGCCGCCATCTGTCCTGGGAGCATTGTGTTGGACACTTTGCGGCCCAGTGTATGGATCGATAAGGGGCGATCGGGCGTCTGCGGCAAGCTCGCATGCTTGGTCGAACAGGCGCTTGAATATTTCCCGAACCTCGGGATCCAGGAGTGTTCGCGCAGATGCGAGAAGATCGGTATCGCTTCGATCCGCGGCAGTTTTCATTACATGAAAGCCGACAAGGTCGGCAAGGTCAATGAGCGTTCCGGCAAGCGCTGGGTCATAACCGTGAATCAACGGGATGTCGAACTGATTCATTATCCCCAAGATCGCTCTAAGCCGCTTATTGAGGACTTTCATCTTCTCACGCAGCGGAAGCTTGCTGTTGTTCATTTCCTGGATCGCCTCTTCGAACAGATCCGCGGAGAAGTCGATATTGGAAAAGTGGCGAGCGGCTTGAATTTGACCGCGAAGCTTGTCGCTTGCAGCGCTTCTGTTTTGACTGTCTTGGGCAATTTTCAAGGCAGTAACCGCTGCGGCAAAAGTCGCAATTGCGGTCGTCCAGCCGATTGTTACGGCATCGCTCAGGACGGCCTTTGCGCCTGCAGACAGGCGCGCAGCCAGGAAGCCGGCGACCGCCGCGCCAAAAACAGCTGCAATCCACGGGCTCCATGCTATGTAACCAGCTGCCAAGCGCCGCCACAAGTTGCCTTGCTCTCTCATGTTGTGTTCTCCCTGTTGTCTTTAGGCGCAGGGAATGTAACCGAATTGGCGGGGACCTGACCATGGACAGCCTGCTTGATGTCGATGCTTTCCGCGCCAGTATGCGTATGTCCGGGCGCCAGCTCTATACCTGGCCGATACAGCCAGGCTGTGAGCTTGAGAATTTGAAAGGAGTAAAGAATGCCGCGTGAAGCGCGAAAGCTGACCGGTGACGATCTTCTATGGAACTGGGCTCGATGGACCTGGTCAGGTTCCACGGTGGGAAATATGCAGGCTTACGTGCCATGGGAAGACGACCATCGGCCGATCAACCTGGACCACGCTCGTGCGGTGGAAGAGATGCACGCCGTGCTTCCTTGGCATGAGCGCATGGTGATCATCGCCGAGTACCCGCAGAAGAATGCCCTGTTTGGCGAGCTGACCGCCTCGGAACGTGCTGCTGCGGCCCGGCGGTGGATCGAATCGACCACGGGCGTATCGCTGGGCGAGACGGAATACAAACTCTACCTGGGCTTGTTCCGGGATCAAGTTGAAAGGAGTTTGGCGTGAAGTACGCGAAGGAAGTGATGGACCTGTTGGCGGCATATCCCGGCCGGCAGTTTCGTATGCAAGAACTGGTCCGGTATGTCGATCCGCGCGCTGTGGGTAATGACAGGCACCGCATCCGTACGGGAGTGCAGCGCGTACTCGATCAACTGGAGGAGGCCGGCACACTAGACAAGCAGGACGCGGGCGAGCGTGGGTCGTTTGCGCTCTATTCTTGGGCCGAGAAAGTGACACATGCCCCTGTAGGAAAGCGCCACTTAGAGTGCAATAATTTGTCCGGGCTACTGCGCCCTTAATAAACGAAGCCCTGTGCGATCAGCCGGGGCTTTTTGTTTGTAGCCGCCTTCGTGCACACTAGCGCTTTCCAACCACAGGAGAAGCGCATGTCCAGCGAAAAGAAAGATCCTTTTGATGAGTCCAGTTGGGGGTCGTTGCGGTATAGCAGCGCCACAGCAGCAATAGTCAAGCGAGCGCGATACACGATGAACGCGCTGGGGATGATGTTTTCGCAGGAAGATGCAGCGTCCCCCAAATTTTCCTTTGTGGAGGGCGGCGAGCTGCCTTCACTGGGTAAGTTTGTGACGCCGCTGGGCACTGCTGAAGTGCGGCTCGGTTGGCGCTTCGAGCCCAGCTCACGTCAGCATGACTTCGACGACGTTCATGGGGCAATCGCAGTCTTGGTTAAGGACTCGACCAGTTCATCCCCTCAGTTGGTGCCCGTCGATTGGCAGGTGGATGTCACTCAATACGGTGCAGTCAAGGCGCTCAGCGGCGGGTTCGAGCGGGTCCTTTCTGACCCGCAGGGTAGATTTTCCACCGATATGAACTACTACCAGGCCGGGATGGCGCTCTACAGGGCCATCGCGGCGGCGAGTTAACCGCTCAACCTTAAAGTGAGCCGCCTTCGGGCGGTTTTCTTGTTTCCAGAGAGCAGGGGCCAGAGAGAACCGTCAGCCGGGCCGCTTGGGCGCCGGCTGGCAGACGCCTCGTTCAGGACGTCGCTTCGCAGAGGAACCGCTGCGTGTTTTCACGAGGATAAGAAGCGGGACCATGCGCGCGGGCTACTGTGCCTTAAAGATATTTTCGGGCAGACAGCGTTCGATGATAAGAGCTAAGCCCTTCCGCATTTGGGGCAGCGGCCGAGATCGGCTCCCCCCATCCTCATGTTGCTACCGTAGATTTGAACGCTCTCATTAATGTGTTCCAGGCTGATTTCCCCCAAATCTAATGATTCGAGCAATTCTTGTTTCTCTGAATCGTTCAGACGGCCTATCTGCTGCAGGATCTGCAACACTTTATAGCTCTTCATTTCCGTTCTCCACAGCGGTTACAGTACTTGTCGAATCTCCACCACCGCCAAGGCAAAGATTCTCGAATAGGCGTCTGTTTGCATTCCCTGCACCTTGCGTCGAACTGCCTGAGTCCGACACGCAGGCTTCGTCTGCGCGCTTGCTGCGTTGCGTGGAAGCGATTCTCGTCGTTCTCCTCGAGGTGTTCATACTCAGATGTTAGCGAACGCGCAAGGACCTTCCATGAATCGCTTGGCATAGCCTCATCTCTCCTGAGCCTATCGGAGCGCAGCGCGATATTGCGGTTTCGAGCCTCAGAGTCCTGGGCATCGCGAGTCCTATCAGGGCTTGAATACATCAGAATCACAGCGCTAATAGCTGTATGTGCAATCAGAAATCCGGTAGCTACCGACCTTACCCAAGTCTGTTGTGCGAGCAAGTCTGGGTAGTTCAGGGCGATCAGTCCGATCAGGAGTGGAACCAGAACGCTCGATGTCGCCATGAAGCGCATCCATGCAGTGGACCATTTGACTTTCCTGCGTAGGAAATCAGCAGTCGCCCAGGCATCCACTGCTTGGCTTATCAAGTTGCTTCTCAACTGCTGCTCTTCGTCGTCCATGTGAGTGATCGGTAATGGTTGCGCTAATTAGGACATCGTGATTCAAACTGAGTGGATTTCGCACTCGCATATTTTGTCTTCGTGACGGGGCGCGTAAAGAAACGCGGTAATCGTGGTTAAGGCGCCATCACATCTACGTCGATTCTAAATGTAACCTGAATACCGAAATGATGCTCACAGACAAACAGCGCCGCTTCGTGGATGAGTCCCTCCTTGCCCCCAACGTCTACGCCAGCGGCGACAACCCAGTCAGCGACCGGAGAACGGATCGAAAGGTCAGGAGTCTGCAGCGCGCGAGGCAAGGTCAGCCGAAATATCGCGGAGACGCAGCATGAAGACAAGGCGGGCGCGATCGGTGGGTCAGGAGCGGCCCAGGCCGCCCGCCGAGTGGCTGGCGCGCGCGGAGGCCCTCGGAGGCTTGCTGGCGCCGGCGCCTGAGCTGCTGGAATGGACTGAACGAGTGATACTCGCCGCGGACGGCCCCCTACACAATCCCGACCACGTCCATCTGGCGGAGGCCGACCTGGCGTTCCTCTGGGCGTCGACGGGCTTCCAAAAGGCCGGGCGGGTGGTGCTGGGCCAGGCCGAGCAAGTGATGTTCCGCGCCGGTGGCTGGCAGAAGGCGCGCCAGGAGCAGCAGATGATCGAATGGTTTGGCCGCGTGCCGGCGTTCCTGATAACGTTGGCGGCGGACTATTGCACCACCTGCAGCGACGCCGAGTTCTGCGCCCTGGTGGAACATGAGCTCTACCACATCGGGCATGCGCCCGATCCGTACGGCGCGCCGGCGTTCGCCAAGCAGGGCCGGCCGAAGCTGCGCATCGTGGGGCACGATGTCGAAGAGTTTGTGGGAGTGGTGGCCCGGTATGGACCGTCGGAGGATGTTCGGCGGCTGGCCGCGGCCGCCGGCGCCGCGCCGGCTGTGCCTCGGCTCGACATCGCCAGGGCGTGTGGTTGCTGCCTGAAGGCGGCTTAGGGCTGGGCTTGAACGTACCAAAGGAGGGCGTACTCGTCGTAGCCCTCGCGTTCGGCTCGCTGGGCCAAGCGAACGAGATAGGCGCGAAGATCCTGCAACTGGCGCCGCCTGCGCCGGCAATCAGGATTCGTAGAGATATGTCGCTCTATGGCGCCGATGCGGTTGATGGTCCGCTCGGCGCGTCGACGTAGGGCCGATTCCCCGCGCCGGTGAAAGTGTTGGAGGCTCATTTGTTGTTTTTCTCCCGAAGTTTGAGCTTGATCACCCAGCATACGGGCCGCAAGGTAGGCCGGCAATATTTCGATTGCGAGTCTGGATATGCCGAAGTTGACCGACGCGCATAAGCGCTTCATCGTCCAGGCCCTGGCCTGCTGGGACCGCCCCAGCCAGGTATCGGAGGCAGTCAAGGAAGAATTCGGCCTGGACGTGCCCCGCATGCAGATCGCGCAGTACGACCCGACCAAAGTCGCCGGCAAAGACCTGGCCAAGAAGTGGGTCCAGCTATTCCACGACACCCAGCAACGCTTCCGCGAGGAAATCGCCGAGATCCCCATCGCCGACCAGGCGTTTCGCCTCCGACAGCTCGGCAGGATCTACGACAAGCACCTCAGCCGAGGCAACGTCGTCGGCGCGGCCAGCGTGCTGGAGCAGGCCGCCAAGGAGGTGGGCGGCGCATTCACGAACAAGCGGGAGCACACGGGCGCCGGCGGCGGCCCGATAGAACAGAAGACGGTGGTGGTGGATGAAAGAGAAGTCGCCGCCGCCGTCGCCAAGCTGCAAGGCGAGTACTGACCCCGCCGTCCTGCGCGCCACGGCCAAGGCTCTATGCGAACAGGACCACCTGTTCTTCAGCCGGTACTTCTTCAAGCACCGCCAGGCCATCAAGTTCCGGGTCAACTGGCACCACGAGTTGATCGCGCAGAAGGTGCAGGACGTCATCGATGGCCGCATCAAGAATTTGGTCATCAACGTGCCGCCGGGCTCGTCGAAGACCGAGCTGGTCGCCATCAACCTGATGGCCAGGGGCCTGGCGCTGAACCCGCGCGCCCGGTTCCTACACATCAGTTATTCCGACGACCTGGCGCTGCTGAACTCGCAGACGGCCAAGGAGCAGGTCCAGTCAGACGAGTTCCAGGAACTGTGGCCGCTGAAGGTCGCCGCGGATGCGAAGAGTAAGAAGCGCTGGAACATCGAGGTCGATGGGCGCAAGGCCGGCGGCGTCTACGCGGTATCGCTCGGCGGCCAGATTACGGGCTTTCGAGCGGGGCACATGGCGGAAGGGTGGCAGGGCGCCATCGTCATCGACGACCCGCTCAAGGTCGGCGACGCCTACAGCAAGCCGCGGCGAGCCAAGGCGAACCGCGACCTGATCGCCACGGTGAAAAGCCGTCGGGCCAACCCCGACACGCCGATCATCGTGATCATGCAGCGCCTGGCGCAGGAGGACGTGACCGGCTTCATCGAGGCCGGCAACCTCGGCTCGGACTGGGAACAGGTCGTCATCCCGGCGCTGATCGACGACGCCTATGTGGCAGGCCTGCCGGCCGAGCTGCAGCTCAAGGTCGACAGCAGCGTCCGGGACGAGAAGGGGCGCTTCAGCTACTGGCCCTACAAGGAGCCGCTGGCGGATCTGCTGGCCATGGAGGCCGGCGCTGGCACGGACCAGGAGGGCGCACGCGTCAGCCGGTACGTGTTTTCGGCGCAGTATCAGCAACGCCCGGCGCCGCTGGGTGGTGACCTGATCAAGGGCGCCTGGTTCGGCCGGTACGCGGTGCCGCCCCGGATCGTGGCGCGCAAGGTGTTCGCCGACACGGCCCAGAAGACGGCCGAACGCAACGACTACAGCGTCTTCGAATGCTGGGGCCTGGGCGACGACGGCAAGCTGTACCTGCTGGATCTGCTGCGCGGCAAATGGCAGGCGCCCGAGCTTAAACGCCGGGCGCTGGACTTTTGGGCCAAGCACAAGCCGTTCAATCCAAAGCTGTCGGCGCCGCTGCGGCAGTTCCTCATCGAGGACAAGTCGAGCGGTACCGGGCTGGTCCAGGAGATCGCCGCCGGCGGGCATATCCCCGTCAAGGGCGTTTCCCGGGACAAGGACAAGCTGACGCGGGTCATGGACGTCCAGAGCTACCTCGAGGCGGGACTGGTGTGTATTCCGGAAGAAGCCCCGTGGGTGAACGACTTCATTGCGGAATGCGAGGCCTTCACCGCTGACGATAGCCACGCTCACGACGACCAGGTCGACCCCATGGTCGATGCCATCAACGACATGCTCGCCACGGCGGGCAGCGACATAGGGCGCTTCATGGCGCTGGCAAGTACATGATGAACCAAGACGGCTACCTGTCGGCGCTGCTGGGGCCGGGCATGCTGGACGCATTGCCCGGCGGCCTTGGCGCGCTGGACGACCTGGCGATGTATGCCGAGGGCGGTCTGCCGGCCCGTGTCGTGGACATGATCCCGGACACCGCGGTGTCCCGAGGCGTAGTCATCGCCGGCGACGACCGGGTACGCGACGAGCTGGATCGGCTGAAGGCGCTGCCCGCGCTGGCAGACGCCTGGCGCTGGGCGCGGCTGACGGGCGGCGGGGCGATCGTTGTCGTGGCCAAGGATGGGCGCGCCTTGCGTGATCCCTTGAACCTGGACGCCCTGGACACGCTTCTGGAGCTCAAGGTCTTCACCTTGGACGACGTTTCGGCCACCGAGAGGCGCTACTCCAACCCGAAGGAGGCCAACTACGGCATGCCCGAGATCTACCGCGTGCGCGTGCAGGCGGCGGGCGTGCCTTCGGCCGAGTTTCTGGTACACGAAAGCCGCTTGATCGAGGTGCCGGGAGATCCGCTCCCTGCGCAGCTCAATCGCAAGGGCATACCCTGGGCGGGGCGACCGGCGGCGGCGCGGGCGTTTCGGGCGATCCGGCGCTACGGCGAGGGGTTGACCTGGGCGCTTCGGCTGATGGAGAAGAAGCAGCAGGCCGTGCACAAGATGAGAGGCCTCGCCGAAGCTATCCAGACTCAGATGGAGGCAGTCGTCCGAAAGCGCGTGGAGATGGTCGACGCTGCCCGCAACGCCCTGAACGGCGTGGCCGTCGATGCGGAAGACGACTACCAGGTGCTCAGCTCGGACATGGGCGGCATCAAGGACACCCTGGCCGAATTCCAGATCGCGGTGTCGGCCGAGGCCGGCTACCCGGTGAGCGTGCTGTTCGGGCGATCAGCGGCCGGCCTGAACGCCACCGGCGACGGCGATCTTGAGGGGTTCTACAACGCGGTGGCCATGGGCCGCGAGGTGAAGTTGAACCCCGCGCTGGAGCGCCTGGTGTCGTTGATCCGGGCGCAACGCTCATTGGCCGGCACCGGTACCGCGCAAGGCGAGGCCTGGTCTATCACCTGGCCGCCCCTCAAACCGGCCACGGCCAAAGAGGAGGCCGACGTTCGCAAGGCCAACGCCGAAGCCTCGGCCCGCGAAATGGACGCCCTGAGCGCCGCCGTCGACAACGGGCTCAGCCAGGATCAAGCGATGCGCTACATGAAACAGGAAGGGCTCTATGGCCTCGTTCCCGACCCAAACGGTCAAACGGCCACGTCGTACGCCGCGGCCACCTAAGCAGTGGCGCTACCCGCTGGGCGACGAGCAGGACTACGTGCGGACGCTGCGGACCGCTGCACAGGCCGCCGTTCTGGCCGTCGAGCGGTATGTGATACCCGAGCTGCCACGGGTCCTGCGCGAGGATGACCTGCGCAACACGCCCGCCGGCGACGGGGGCTGGTTCGAGTCGCTGCGCCGAGCCTTCATGGCGGCGCTGCAGGCGGCAGCCTTGCCGGATGGCAAAGCGCAGAGCCTGGCTTCGCTGGTGTCCCGGCGGGTCGAGCGATACAACAAGGAGCAGTACCATCGGATGCTGCGGCGCGCCTACGGCGTGGACGTGTTCAAGGCCGAGCCGGCCCTGGCCCGCATCCTGCGTCCCTGGGAGGCCGAGAACATCGGCCTGATCAAGTCCATCCCGGAGCAATACCTGGACTCGCTGCACGGCCGGGTGGTTGCCGCCGTCCACAGGGGCACATCCCTGCGGGACATGACCCGCGAGATCCGGGAAACCTATGACCTGCCGCGCAAGCGCGCCGAACTGATCGCCCGTGACCAGATCGGCAAGCTGAACGGCAACCTGACCGAGTACCGGCAGACCAATATCGGCGTCAAGAAGTACCGGTGGCGGGGCGTCCTGGATGACCGCGAACGCGATGAGCACGTCGACCGCGAGGGCCAGGAATTCAACTGGGACGATCCGCCGCCGGACGGCCACCCCGGCAAGCCCATCCGTTGCCGCTGCTGGGCCGAGGCCATCCTGCCGGCCCTCGAGGATCTGGACGCCCTCATTGTTCATTGAAGGAAATTCCATGGTGATGCGATATGACCGGGCGCCGCTCAAGGCGACCCGCACCGACGAGGGCTACCTGGTCGACACGCCCGTGCTGACGCGTACCGGCGTCTTCGAATACCGGGACGGCGCGGGCCGCGTGCGCCGGGAATACCGGCCGCCCGAGGAGGTGTTCAACGCCGACTCCCTGGCCAGCCTGCGGGGAAAGCCGATCACCGACGGCCATCCGGGCAAGGTCAACGCCCAGAACGTGCGCCAGCACATGATCGGCACGGCCTTGTCCGCAGGGCGGCAGGACGGCCAGAACATGGTCGGCGACATCCAGATCTTCGATACCGGGCCCGTGGACGCCGGCAACAAGGAGTTGTCGCTGGGCTACGAGCTCGAGCTGGACGAAACCCCCGGGGTATCGCCGCAGGGCGAGCCGTACGACATCGTCCAGCGGCACATCCGATACAACCACCTCGCCGTGGTGAAACGTGGGCGCGCAGGCAATGCGCGCTTGAACCTAGACGCGGCAGACGCCGTAACCAAAACCGATGAGGAACATGACATGAGCACGGTCAAGATCCGACTCGACAACGGCCTGTCCTATGACGCCGCGCCCGAAGTCGAACAGGAGATCAACCGCCTGCGGGCCGACCTGAAAACGGCCACCAGCAAGGCGGACGCCGAGGCGGCCCGCGCCGATGCCGAGAAGGCGCGGGCGGACCAGGCGGAGCAGGGTATCGAGCAAGCCCGCCAGGACGCCAAGGGCGCGGCCCTGGCCCGCGTGAAGCTGGAGGCGGTGGCCACCGAGCACAAGGTGGCGTTCAAGGCCGACAGCACCGACCGCGCGCTGCGCGAGGGCGTCATCAAGGCGGTCCGTGGCGACTCGGCCGATCTGGCCGACAAGTCCGACGGCTACATCGAGGCGGCATTCGACCTGGCCGTAGGCGAGGCCAAGAGCCGGCAGGATGCCGTCGAGACGCAGCGCCGCGAGTTGGCCGGCGGCGCCCCGTCGGCGGCCCGGCAGCAGCGCTCGGATAGCGCGCCGCCGCCCAAATCGGCCAGCGCGGCCCGCTCGGCCTACCTGGCGAACCTGAAGAAAGGAGGCGAATAATGCCCGCCATCTACGATGACCGCATGGAGCTGGCCTACGCCGGCATGAAGGCCGACCTGGGCTATGACGATATCGAGACCTACGCGGCCGCGGGCGATATTGCCCCGGGCGTGATCGTGGGCGACACCACCGACGACCGCATCGTCGCCGGCCCGGGCTCTCGCATCCGCGGCCTGGCGCTGCACACCCACACCATCCCCCGCGATGGCGGCTACCGCGAGTTTGACGCCGTGAGCGTGCTGCGCGTTCGCCGCGGTTGGGCAAAGGTATCGGCCGGCGGCGCCGTGACCAAGGACGGCCCGGTCCGCTGCGCGGCTGACGGCACCGTATCGGACAGCGGCGCCATTGGTGTGCCTAACGCCGTCTTCCGTTCGGGAGCCGTGGAGGTGTCCGGCGGCAAGATCGCCCTGATCGAACTGCTGGCGCCCTTTGCCGCCTCGGCGACGCCCTGATCCAGCCGCCATCATCCGCAATCACCCCCAAGGCCCCGCGTAGGGGCCTTTTTCATTGGGAATCAGCATGGAAAAACACGAGCATTACGACGAGGCCGACCTGCCGGCCGTCAAAAAGATCGTCGTGGCGCTGGCCGGCATGCGCGAGGACGAAGGTCTCTACAGCGCCCGCCAGTTGGACTACGTCAAGACGCGCACCTACGACAAGAAGCTGCCGCCCATGGTGGGCCTGACGCTGGTGCCGATCTCCACCGAAGTGCCCGAGTGGGCCGAGACCTTCACGTACTTCATGTACGACGAGGTCGGCATGGCCAAGATTGTCGCCAACTACGCCGACGACCTGCCGCGCGCGGACGTGAAAGGCGAAGAGAAGGTCGCCCAGATCAAGAACATCGGCGACTCCTACGGCTACAGCGTGATGGAGCTGCGGGCGGCCGCCGCCAATCGCAGCGACCTGCCCACCCGCAAGTCGATGGCGGCGCGCAAGGCGATCGAGATCAAGCTGAACCAGATGGCGCTGATCGGCGATCGCAAGTTCGGCCTGTACGGCCTGGTGAACCACCCGAACGTGCCGCTGGTGGTGGGGCTGCACGGTGACTGGCTGAATCCGGCCACGACCCCCGACCAGATCCTGGCCGACCTGGACATGATCTACGACGCGGTGACCAACCAGTCCAAGGATGTGCACACGCCCACCCGCATCGTTATGCCGACCGAACAGCGCAGCCGTATCTTTTCGCGCCGCGTCCCGGATTCCAACGGCAAGACCGTGGGTCAGTTCTTCCTGGACAAGCATCCCGACCTGCAGATCATCGGCGCCGCCGAGTTCAAGGGGGCGGGTGCCAACGGTAAGGATCTGATCCTGGCCTACGAGTACAGCGAGGAAAACCTCGCCATGGAGCTGCCGATGCCGTTCAACCAGTTGGCGGCGCAGGCCCGGGGCCTTGAACTCGTCGTGCCGTGCCTGGCGCGGGCCGGCGGCGTGGTCGTGTATTACCCGCTGTCGATGGCGAAGGGAGATATCTGATGCTGTATTGCGAAAACCGAACTAAGGCGGTCATCAACATCGGTGGCCATACCGTGATCGCGCCGACGCGCGCCGCGTGGGTCAACCCCGAGGACCGTGGCGTGCAGGACCTGATCGACCGCGAGCTGCTGGTCGAGACGGACCCGCCTGGCGAGGACGCGGTTGTGCCGCCGGGCCGCGGTGACAAGCCGACCCCCGCGGTGAAAGCGGACAAGGAGCCGTCCACGGTCAAGGAGCTGAAAGCCTGGCTTGATGAGCAGGGCGCCCAGTACTCGCCATCGGCCTCCAAGCCTGAGCTGCAGGGCCTGTATGAGGCCTTGAAGGCTGCCGCTCCGGGCGAAGGCGGCGGGGATACGCCGGCCGGCGGCGGCTCGCAGGAGTCGTAAGCATGGCGGCCACCATCGACGATCTGGATTTCCTGGCGCCGGCGGTGGCCAGCTTGCCGGCGCCGGACAAGGAGCGGGCGCTGGCCATGGCCGCTGACTACCGGCCGGCATGCCTGCCCCCCAAGTTGCAGGATGAGGCGCAGCTTTGGTACGCCGCCTGGCTGTTGTACGGCATCAAGGCACAGCGCGCAGCGGACGCCGACGGCGTGGTGGCCAGGCCTGGCCTGGTCAGCGAGAAGGAAGGTGACCTGCAGCGCGTCTATGGCCGAGCGGCCGGTGCGGAGGACCCGGCGGGTTTCTACGACCGGTACCAACGGCTGGCGCGCATCTGCAAGGTGGGCGCGGCCACCATAAGGAGCATTCCCCTTGGCGGTTAAGGCGATCGACAAGGGGCTGGAGGCGCACGCGCGTCTTGCCAAGGCCATCAACGGGCGCGGCGTCGAGTTTGGCATCCAGCGGGATGCCGGCAGCGACCCCAAAACGGGGATCGAGCTGATCGACATCGCGATCTGGAACGAGTTGGGCACCGAGCGCATCCCCGCGCGGCCAGCCATCCGCGACTTTGCCGAGAAGAATGGCGAAGTGCTGGGCATGGCCATGGAGCGCATGGCGGGCGCCGTCCAAGACGGCAGACTGACCGTGGAGCAGGCCCTGGATCAGTTGGGTACGTTCGCTGAAAAGCACCAGAAGGCGCACATCCAGCATTCCAAGGAATGGGCCAAGCCCAACGCGAAATCGACGGTCGCCAGGAAGGGGAGCGATGTGCCCCTGATCGACCACGGGCTGCTGGTGAACGCTGTCCGATACCAGAAGGTGTAGTGGCATGAGTTTCCGAAAGCCACATGTCATCCGTGGCCAGTTGCCCGGCCGCCGGGAGCGCGGGCGCTGGATCGAGGGCGAGCCCATTCCCGATAGAACTATTTCCGCCTCGGTGCAGCCGGCCAAGGTGGGTGACTACGAGCAATTGCAGGCAACCCCCGAAGGGCGCCGCATACGGGCGGCCGTCCGGATCTACACCTGCGAGCTGTTGAGCGTGGCCGGCCAGGACTGGACCGGCGGCGATCGGCTGGTCTGGGGCGCGGGGCCGCTAGCGGGTGAATACCTGCTGGTGGGCGTGGCGCCTTGGCAGTCGGGCGTCATTCCCCATTACCGCTACCTGGCTGTGCTGTTGGCCGACCAGGAACAACAGAATTCCCAGCACACCCCGGCCACCTGGACCGGGCGCGGACGGGGCTAAGCGTCCGCAGGGTCTCTCCCTGGGTCCGGCCAGGCAATCCAGGTCACCGGAGAGGGCGGCGCCGAGTCGCAGACCGTGCAAGCACGGGCGCGATAGTCCCATCGGCGCATACATCCGCAGGACAACCATGACACCGGAAGACGCGATTTTCGAACTGATCGAGGCGGCGGCCGCCGGCATCCCCGTGATCTTTGCCAACGAGAACGGCACACGGCCGGCGCCGCCGTACATCGCCATGGCGGTGCGCTGGGCGCAGGCCAGCCGGGCGGAGCTGAGCGAGGTGGATGAGGACGGCAACGCGCTGATATCTCAACACAACGACGCCACGGTGGAGCTGCAAGGGTTCGGCGCCGGCGCCTATGACGGCCTGGACACGCTTCAGCTACGCCTGCAGCACCCCGAATTCGAGGAGCGCGCCGAAGCCCTTGGCCTGGCGGTCTTTGATCGAGGCCGCCTGCAGAACATTCCCGTCTTGCAAGAGGGTGCGCGGTATGAGCAGCGCGGCCTCCTGGAGCTGGGCGTGCGCTATGTCGTTGCAAGCCTGGCGGCCGTGCCTGTTATCGAATCGGTCGCGCCCGCCGCGTAAGCGCGCGGCCGTTCCCCCCTTTGCCACCTGGCCGCCTTGCTGGCGGCTTTTTTACTGGAGCCACGCATGGCAAACCTTGAACGGATCGTCAATGTGGCGATCTCCCTGAACACCACGGCGATCAAGCAGCAGAATTTCTCGGACATCCTGGTGCTGGGCGCGCACGCGCTGGCGGTCGGCCGGATTCTGGTCGTCTCGGAGGCGGCCGAGCTGCTGGAACTGGGCCTGAGCCAGGCCGACCCGCTGTACATCGCCGTGCGCGACGCTTTCAAGCAGATCCCGACCGTGCCGCGAGTCTTCGTCGGCCGGCGCCACGTCGAGACCTCGCATGTCGCGGTTACGCGTGCAAGCGCCAGCGATTATGTGATCAGGCTGTCCTGGCCAGTTTCGAGCGGCACCTTGCCGCTGGTGGCGTGCCGATTCACGGGGCGGGCCGATAGCACGCCGGCGGACATAGCCGCCGGCCTGGTCCAGGCCATCGTCGACAGTGGCGCCCCGGTGTCGCCGACCTCGGTGGGCTCGGATATCTACATCACCGCCAAGCAAGCCGGCCTTGCCGTGGCGGTCTCGGTTAAAGGCGATTTGTTCTTGAATGTTGCCCGCAGCCAGGAAACGCCTACGGTTGCGCTGACGGCATGCAGCAAGGAGAACGCCGATTGGTATGGCGTTGCCCTGGCCAGCCGCTATGAGGAGGATATCCTCGACGCGGCTGAATGGGTCGAATCGAACGGACGGCTGTTTGGCGTTTCCAGCGCCCAGGCCGGCATCCTCGACGCGGCCGCCACCGACGATCTGGCCTCGAAATGCCAGCAGAAGCAGTATTTCCGCACGCACGTCTGGTTTCACGGTAAGGCTGACAGCGAGGCGCTGGATGCGGCGGTGGCGGCCAACCGCTTCACGTTCTACCCGGGCGGGGAAACCTGGGCCAACGCGCGCCTGGCCGGCATCACCTACGACGGGCTGGCCGAGGGCCAGGCGCTGGCGGCGCACGCCAAGAACGCCAACACCTTCGAGCAGATGCGCAGCTTCGCCGTGACCCAGAACGGCAAGGTGGCCGCGGGCGAGTGGATCGACGTCATCCGCGGCCGCGACTGGTTGGCCGAGCAGGTCAAGATCGAGGTGGCCACCCAGCTCGTCAACGCACCCGGCAAGGTGCCGTTCACCGACGACGGTATCCAGGTTCTGGTGGCCGGCGTGCGCAAGGCCCTGATGCTGGCCCAGGCCCGCGGCCTGGTGGCGCCCGACGAGGTCGACGCCGCCGGCAAGATCATCCCGGGCTTTGTGATCTCGGCGCCGCTGTCGATGAACATTCCCACCAATGACAAGGCCAATCGCGTCCTGCGCGACCTCAAGTTCAGCGCTCGACTGGCCGGCGCCATCCATGTCGGCGACATCAAGGGCAACCTGACCTATCAACAAATCTAAGCGGAGCACCTGAGTATGTCCGTAAAAAGCTATGCCCCGAGCCGGGTGAAGATCGTGATGGGCGCGATCGCGCTCAGCGGCCTGGCCGAAGACACCTTTGTCACCGTGGCCGAGATCGGCGAGGGAATCACCTCGGTTTCGGGCGTCGATGGCGAGGTGGCCCGCGCCATGTCGCGCGACACACGCCTGCGCATCACCGTGACGCTGTTGCAAACCAGCGCCAGCAACGCGCATCTGTCGGCCTTGCACCAGGCGGACAAGGCCACCGACGGCGACGGCGCCGTGCCTGTGGCCGTGACCGACCTGCGGGGCAAGTCGCTGCACGCCTCGGATTCCGCCTGGATCGTCAAAAGCCCCGAAGCCGGTTACGGCGCCAAGGTCGGCACCCGTGAATGGGTGATCGAAACGGGTCCTTCTATCAACGTCATCGGAGGCAATAGCTGATGAGTCGCACGCTATCGGTTCCCATTGGAGCCACCACCTTCCATATTCTCAAGTTCGACGCATCCACCCAGCTCAAGCTGTTGGGCGATTTGCAGAAGGAGGTCCTGCCGGCTGCTGGCTCGCTGTTTGGTGCCGTCGTGGGTGGCCAGTCAAGCGACGGCTCCGCGGGTGCTGGCGGGGCCACACTGCGAGACGAGCAGGCCGTCATGCAAGCCCTGCGACACCTGTCCGGCCGCCTGGGCGGCGACGAGCTGCAGAAGTGGTTTGGGCTGCTGGTCGGCCCGGACAACGTCAGCTTCGAGCTTGAGGGCCGCGAGCCGCAAAAGCTCACCGATGCCCATCGCGGGCTGGCGTTCCAGGACTTCTCCGAAATCCTGGAGCTCATGTACCACGTCCTGATGCACAACTTCGCCGGCCCTTTGGCGCGTTGGGCCAGCCGCTTTGGTCTGGCCCGCGGGAAGCTGGGGAATCTGTCGGCGTCTTCCGCCCCGACTTTGAGCGAGAGCTGATCATCTGGCGGCCGATCCTGGCCGGCCATGTCAGCCTCGACGCGGTGCGCCAGGGGCATGTGGACCTGCTGGACATCCTGAAGCTGAACGCCCTGATGGACGCGCAGGAAGCCCAGCAGGCCCACGCCAATAGGAAAGACCGATGAATGTAGTTCGCGAGCTGGTTACCCTCCTGCGGTACGAGGTGGACGATTCGGGCCTGCAGCGGTACCAGCAGGCCTACGCGGAGGTCCAGAACACCATTGCACGGGTCACAGAATCCGCCGTGCAACGCATGCGCGAGAGCTTGAGGCAGGCTGCTACCCTGCGGCCCGCAGCCGTACCCGCGCCGGCCATGAGCACGCCTACGTCCGTAGGTCTGCCGTCCGCACCTCGTGGCGCGGCCGCGGCTGTTGCCGGCGTTGGGGCTGCATCGGCCTTTCCGGTCAACGTAGCGGATGCACGAGCTCGGATTGGGCAGGCGCAGGCCGCCTACGGCACCCTCATGGCCAAGGCGCGCAGCGGCCTGCACACGGTTCGGGAAATCGGAATCGGCACCTGGGAGGGCATTCGCCTGGGCATCCAGGACGCCCGCCAGGCTCAGGACAGAATGACCCGCGCGCAATGGCAGGGCGTGCGCGTACTCAAGGAGCAGGCCGGCGCCTTCTCGGGCCTGCGCAAGATCGTCGGCACGGTGTTCGGCGTGGCCGTGGTCCGGCGGATCTTCGGAGACATCGATGCGTGGGGCCAGATGGAGGCCCGCATGCGCCAAGCGACCGCTTCGGCGCAGGAGTACTCGGAGGTCGACCAACAACTGGCCCGCGTGGCCCGCCTGACCTACAAATCGTACGAGTCCAGCGCCGAGCTGTTCGTCCGCACGCGCCGCACCATGGCCGACCTGGGCAAAAGCACCCAGGACACGGTGGACGTGACGGAAGGCCTGGCGCTGGGGATGGCGCTATCCAGCACCAAGGCGCAGGACCAGGAATCGGTCATCGCATCGCTGACCACCGCCATCATGCAGGGCAAGCTGGCGATGCACCAGTACAGCACGCTGATGCGGGCTGCGCCTCGCCTGCAGGTGGCGCTGGCAGACGGGCTGGGTCTGACCACGGACAAGCTGCTCGAGCAGGTGAAGGCCGGCCGCCTCACCAGCGACAGGTTCCTGCCGGCGCTTCAGTCGCAACTGGTGAAGATGCGCATCGAGGCGCAGGGCATGCCGGTGACCATGGCGGACGCCATGACGGTATGGAACAACGCCTTTCAGCGGTTCTGGGGGCAGGCCTGGCTCGGGCGCCAGGCGGTGCTGGCTGTTACCCGCGCCATTGAATTCCTGGCCGATCACATTCAGACGGTGGTTGGGCTGCTGGCCCTGACCGGCGGCGCCTGGGGCTTGGTGAAGCTGCGGGCTTGGCTTCGCCTGGCCACGGTGCAATCGGGCGGGCTCATCCGTTCGCTGGTCTCCGCCACGCGCGCGGCGATCGGGCTGGATACGGCCATGGCGCTACGCCGCGGCCCCGCCGGCGCGCGCCGGATGCTCGCCCTCTGGAACCGTACGCTTGTGCCGATGCTCCGGATGGCTGCGTTGCTGTACACGATCTACCTGCTGATGGACGACATTGGCGTTTGGTATCGGGGCGGCGACTCGATGCTGGGCGACCTGATCGGCCCGGTGGAGGAATGGAAGGACGAGATCCAGACGGTCAAGACTTTCCTCATACAGATCAAGGACATGCTCGGCGGAGCCGGCCAGGACCTCAAGCCCTGGCTCAAGGGGCTTGGCACGATTCTGATCATGGTCTACGGGCTGTGGAAGATCTTCCGAGGGCTGTTGTGGGTCCTGGGCGTTGTCCGCGATGTGTTCGTGTTCCTGGCGACGCGGGTGGTGCCGATGCTATGGCGTGCCTTTGTGATGACGCCGTGGGGACGAATCGCGACGCTCGTCATCGGCGGCCTGTGGCTGATTTGGAAGTACTGGGATCAGATCAACAAGGCCCTGGGCGACGCCTGGACCTGGCTGCGGAGCAAAGCCAAAGGGACCTTCTTCGAACCGGTCCTCGAGTACATCGACGCATTGTGGGCGTTCTGGGTGGAGCTGGTGAAGGGCGTCGTTGCCCTGTTTACCGGCGACTGGGACGGCGCGATCGCGCATTGGCGCAACGCCTTCAGCGGCTTGTGGAAGTTCTTCGAGGATATCGGCGGTCGCATGATCGCCAAGATCCAGGAGATCGGGGCCGCCATCACCAAGTGGATTACCGACAAGGTCGAGGCGGCCGCGAAGTGGCTGGAGCGGCTGCTGCCGGGGGACATGCTGACCGACGACCACACGGCTGCCATGGCTGCCCCGAAGGAGCTGCTGGGCCACAAGGCTGTCTGGCAGGCGTTCGCAAACGGCACGGGTGTTCCGCTCGTGTCGGCCGGTGCTGCCGTGCGCGCCGGCGCGCCTGGTGGGCGAGGCCCTATGACCGTAGAGATCCACAACGAAACCACGGTCAATGCGCCTGGCGCTGATCCGGGCGCGGTTGCCGGCGCGACCGCGCGCGGCCTGGCCAACACCCAGCGGCGCAGCATTGACCGCCTGGCAGAGTTTCTGGACTTTCATACGGGCGTAGAAGCCGCAAGGTAGGGGTAGAGCCGCGATGAGCTTCGTGTCGATGGTGTTCGGGTGGGGCGGGGGCAGCAGCATCGGCGTGCTGCACCTGGACGCCCTGATCAGCGAGAGAACCTCGCTCAACAGCCGGGCGACCGAGTACCCGGTCGAGGACGGCCCGCCGGTGACCGACCACGTTGTGCAGGAATCGGAGCTGCTGACCCTGGAAGGCTGGGTGACGGCGGCGGAAGCCTCGTTGCTGGGCGGGATGAAGACGATCGCTTCGCGCATTGGCGGGCATGGCGGAGGCGGCCGCTCCAAGCTTATCGGGGCCAAAGAGGCGCTGCGCAAGATCCACGAAGACCGGCTGCCAGTGACCGTCGTGACCGGCTTGGATGTCTATGTCGGGTTCGTCATGGAGCGGTGCGATATCGACCGCAACAACGAGGACGGCGAGCGGTTCAGTATCAGCGCGGACTTCCGGAAGATCCGCAAGGTCGCGATGCGCCAGGCCGTGATTCCGCCAGAGAAGGTCAAGGGCGGCGTCAAAGGCAAGGCGGGCGCCACCAAGACCAACGCGGGCAAGGCGACCCCCAAGGAAGTGTCGGTGCTCAAGAGCGATACCGGCCAGGTCATCGGGAAGATCAAACAGGTCATCTTCGGGAAATGACGCAATGCTGCAGATACCGATCCTGGACGCCAATGACAGCCTCACCGAGGTGGAGCTGGACGGCGCCACGTTCTTTCTGGGCCTGTCCTGGAACAGCGAGGCCGAACGGTGGACGCTGTCCATCGAGAACGCCTACAACGAAGTGATCGTCGCCGGCATCGCCGTTGTGCCCGATACGCCGTTGCTGGCGCGGTATCGGCACTTGGCGGTGCCGGCCGGCGAGCTGGTGGCGCTGGCGCCCGACCGGCGCGATGTAATTGACCGGGAGGCCTTGCCCGCCGGCAAGGTGGCGCTGGTGTACGTCGAGGCGGCTGAGGTGGCTCATGGCTCGGTTTGATCGCGTGTACCGCCTGCTGGTGGGCAAGCCGAACCAGAAGGGGCTGGAGATCCGACAGCCCATGCGGGTGACCTTCGAAGTCAGCAAGGACGCCCAGGAAGAGCCCAACGACCACAAGATCAGGATCTACAACCTCGCCGCGGAAACTCGCCGGGCGCTGGAAGAACCTGGCTTGCGCTGCGTGCTGTACGCCGGCTATGCCGAAGAGGGCGGGCCGTTGTTGATGGCGTCGGGCAGCGTGGTTTACGCCTACACCTGGTACGAATTGCCGGATGTGGTGACCGAGCTTGCCGTGAAGGACGGCTACACCGAGGTGAGGGACACCGCCGTCTCGATTGGCCTGGGGGCGGGCGCACAGGCCAGCGCCATCATCCGGGATGTGGCGCGCCAGATGGGATTGCCCCTGGTGATGGCCGACGACGTGCCTGACCGCCGATGGCAACAGGGGTTTTCGTTCTACGGAGCCGCCCGCACCGCGCTGCACAAGGTGACGCAGGGTACCGGCCTGGAATGGTCGATCCAGAACCAGCAATTGCAGGTTGTGGGCCGGCGCGGGACGACCCGTCGCAAGGCGGTGGTACTGGCGGCTGACACGGGACTGATCGGCTATCCGGAGCGCACGCGCGAAGCGGCAAGGGAAAAAGCCCGCGTGCGTGACAGCCAGACAAACGACGACGTGCGCCTGGTCAGCGCCCGCCAGCAGCTCGACGGCTGGCGCGTGACCTCGTTGTTGCTGCCTACGATCAATCCTGGCGACCTGGTCAAGCTGGAGAGCCGCACGGTGCAGGCATTCCAGCGGGTGGAGGCGGTGCGTCACTACGGCGACAGTGCCGGTGGCGACTGGCAATCCGAGCTGCAGCTGGTCGATCCGCATCTGCCGCATCGTGAGAAGAGAAAGACATGAAAAACCCGATTGCAGGGCTGCGGGCCCTGATCGACGCGGAGCTGGCAGACGTGTATACGACGCTGCCGGGGGAAGTCGTGTCTTATGACGGCGTCACGGTGACCGCGCGCCCGGCCCTGGCCAAGCGCCTGGCAAACGGCGAAGTCCTGACTCCGCCCCAGATCGTCCGGGTGCCGGTCAGGTGGTTCACGGGGGACGTGAACGGCGCGCTGGCGCTCATATCGGTCCCGCTCAAGCCGGGCGACCCAATCACGCTGTCGTTTTCGGCCCGCTCTATCGAAAACTGGCTGGCCGGCGAGGACGGGCCGCCCGACGATCCCCGCCAGTTCGATCTGTCGGACGCGTTCGCCAGCCCCGTGGTGCGGCCGGGAATCGCCAGGGCCGATACCGAGAATCTGAGCATTCAGTACGGCCAGGCCTCGATGAAGCTGTCGCCAGCCGGCGCACTGAGCTTCGTGGTTGCGTCCTGGACAGTGCAGGCCGAGCAGACCACGTTCAACACACCCCTGACCGTAAACGGGCCGCTGCGGTACACGCAGGGCCTGTCCGGTGAAGGAGGCGAGGGCGGTGCATCGATGACCGTCCGCGGCGGTGTGGCGTTCGAGGGAGGCCGGCTTACCCATGACGGCAAGGACGTGGGCGCCACGCACGCGCACCCCAACGGCATGGGCGGAATGACGGAGGAACCTGTTGGATGACGATCGATCTTGCACTGTCCGACAACCACGACCTGGCGCTGGACCTTGTCGGCCGCGCTTCGTTGATCGACGGCGCCGCCAAGGTGGCGCAACAGATCAAGGTGACGCTGCTGGCCTTCCTGGGCGAGTGGTTCCTCGATACCAGCTTCGGCGTGCCGTACTTCGAGGAAGTCCTGGTGAAGTCCCCCAATCGAGCCGCGGTCGAGGCTGCGTTTCGCGCCCGGATCGGTGAGGTGCCTGGCGTGTCCCGCGTCCGGCGCCTGGGGCTGGAAATCGATCACGGCCAGCGGCTTCTGCGCGTCTCCTACGAGGCCGACACATCGGCGGGCCTGCTTGCCCAGGTAGTCGACCTGCATCGCCCCTGAACCCATTTTCTTGAGTAGTCCATGGCCTACGGTCTCACACCGGACGGGTTCGTCCGCATGCGCCTGCCTGAAATCCGGCAGGAAATCATCGAAGACCTGCGCGCCCGGTTGAGGGCGGCAGGCGTAAACGACGCCATCGAAACGCGGCCAGACAGTGTCATCGGTCTGCTGATCGACACCTTCGCCGAGCGAGCGGCGGCCCTCTGGGAGCAAATGGAGGGCGTTTACCTTTCGATGTACCCCGGCTCGGCCGTCGGCGTGTCGCTGGATCGGTCGGTTGCCTTCACCGGGGTGACGCGCCAACCTGACCAGCAGGCACGGGCTTATGTCGTCCTGTATGGAGCTGAGGGTACGGCTGTTCCCGCCGGCGCCTTGGTGCGCCACCGGGTCAGCCAGAACCTCTGGGCGCTTGCCGGGGATGCGCAGATCCGCAGAGCTGCCACCGCCGACGTGTGGCTGCGGCCCGTGGTGACGCCTGCGTCGCTGTACGAGATCGTCGTTGACGGTCAGGCCTATTCCTACACTTCAGGCCCCAGCACCAACCTGCCGGCGATCCTGGCCGGCCTCGTGGCCGCACTGGCGTCCACGGGCCTGGCAGTTTCCAGCGACGGCGCGGCTATTCGCCTTCGAACCGATGGCCGGGTGGCGCGCGCTTTCACCTGGTCACCGACCTTGGACCTGGTGCGCCTGGGTTCGCCGGCGCTGGCCGTCTCGGCCGACCCGTCGGAAGAAGCGGCCGCGCCGGGCGACTTGAACGGCATCGTGACGGCCGTGGATGGTTGGGATGCGGTGGAGAACCTGCAGGCCGGCGTTCCGGGGCGCTTGGCCGAGAATGACGCCGCGCTGCGGGCGCGGTATCCCACCGGCTTGTTCCGCCTGGGTGCGGCGACCCTGCCAAGCCTCGCGCCCAACATCCGTGATCAGGTGCCTGGCGTGCGGGCGCTACGTGTGTTCCAGAACACCAGCGATGACGTTGACTCGGCAGGCCGGCCGCCGCATTGCATCCATGTGGTCGTGGACGGCGGCCTGGACGACGAAGTCGCCCAGGCGATCTTCTGGACCAAAGGGGGCGGCATTGATACCCATGGGGCGACACGCGTCGTTGTGACCGACAAACAAGGCGCCCGGCATCCCATCCAGTTCGACCGGCCCCAACGGGTCTTTGTCTGGGTGTGGTGCGCGGTGACGCTGCTGCCTCCCTCTGAGCAGGCCTTCCCGCCGGATGGATTCGACGCGATCACAGCAAGTCTCGCCGCGGCGGGGGATGGTTTCTCGATTGGGGACGACGTGATCCGCCAGCGGCTCTTTGGCGCGATCTACCGCACGCCGGGCATCGCCACGGTGGATCTGCGGCTGGCCCATTCCACGGATCCCACGTTCGTCCCCCGCCAGGCCGACTACACCACATCCAACATCGACATCCTGGATTCCCAGGTGGCCGTGTTTGACCAATCTCGCATCAAGGTGACCTGATGGATCTGCAGCAAGACCATGCCGGCATCGCCTGGTCCCACTGGCTGGGTCAGTTCCAAGGCAAGCCGAGGCTTGAAGCCTTGGTCAAAGCGTTGTTGAAGCCGGCCGACGGCCTGCAGGGCGCCTTGCTCGCCATGTATGAGCAGCGCTGGCTGGATACGGCCGAGGGGCGGCAGCTCGACGGCATCGGCGAAATCGTCGGTCTGCAGCGCGCTATCGATGACGCGATCTATGTGCGGTTCTTCGGCTTTGCCGGGCAGCCAAATGTTGGCGGCTTTGGTGAAGTGCGACTGCGCCGAGCCAACGAGCGGTCGGTGGCTGGCTCGACCCGGCTGCTCGATGCCGAATACCGAAAGCTGCTGTATTGGAAGATCGCCCTGAACAACGGCCACGGCACGACGCCCGAAATCATGGCCTCGCTCAAACCGATTTTCGACGTCAACAACGTGGTGGTGCAGGACGCGGGCAACGCCAAGATCCGCATTTGGGTCAGCCGGATTCCAGGCCCGAACGACCCGCTGATGGTCAATCCCTACAAATGGGTGCCGGCGGCCGCTGGCGTGGGCGTGCAAATTATCTCCGGCTCAACGGAAAAGCCGTTTGGCTTTCGTGAGCAGGGTTTCTACGGTTTTGGCGCCGGCGTGCTGGCGCGGGAAATTCACTGATGGCTGAAACCAACTTCTTCCAGCTCTTCAAGGCAACGTGGGCGCAGAACGGCACCACGGATCGGATCTCGGCCGCCCAGTACAGCGCGGGGTGGGCCTACATCGGGTCGTTGCCGCCGACGGTAGAGCAATTCAACGCTGTGCAGCAGTTCACGGATCAAAAGCTGACCTGGGTTTACCGGCATCTGGAGGCCGTGGCCACCTTGACCGGCCGGGAGCTCACGGCGGCGGGCAGCGATGCGATCTCGTATGCATTCCAGAACTTGAATGCCTCGAGGCTGACCGCTGGCACCGTGCCGGTTGAGCGTCTGCCGGAAAGGGCCCCATCTATGACGGTAGGCGCGGCCTCCAAATGGGAAACGCCGCGCAATATCTCCATCAGCGGCGGGGCGACGGCGCGAGCCAAATTGTTCGACGGATCTGCGGATGTGGCGCTGCAGGTGACAGGCCTGAGCATGAGCGCGGCCACGGGCGTGCTGCTGCCGGTGAATGGTGGCACAGGGCTGAATTGGATTCCACCCGGCAACTACCTGGTCGGCAATGGCACTGCGCCGATGACTTTCAAGACGCCAGGTCAGGTGTTCAGCGATCTCGGCATTGCCGAGGCCATCATCGACATGGCTCGGAGGATCTTGTATAGCCCAGCGTTCACGGGTGCGCCTACCGCCCCGACGCCGGCGCTGACGGACAACAGCACCCGGCTCGCCACCACGGCATTCGTATCCGGCAACTCCCTGCGCAAGTGCTCGGCCAACGCGCTGCCCGTCACTAACATTGGTCCTGTCTTCGTGACCGAGTTCGGTGAAATCTGGAGCTGGGTCAGCACGCTCAGCTACACCGGCTATAGGTCACCAAACTGCGGCCAGATCGCTTACTTCGCAACGGATCAAGTTCCGATGGGCTGGTTGAAGGCGAACGGCACTGAGGCATCCCGAACCGCCTTCGCCGGCATTTTCTCGGTCATTGGGACAAGGTTCGGCGTTGGTGATGGCGCTACGACATTTGGCTTGCCCGATCAGCGCGGCGAATTTATCCGTGGTTGGGATGACAGCCGAGGCGTCGATAGCGGCCGGGTTGTTGGTTCGGCGCAGGCGGCCACAGCAATTCGCCTGCTGATTGACAACTACGTAGGCTACGCCGCGGGCACGTTTGCTATTGGCATGCGGAACGTCGATGGGGTTCTGTTCGGCGAAGGAGGTGAAAACCGCACTGTCGGATCAGATTCGACTTTCTATGTCGCCAGCACCCTGGTTAGAGGCGGCGCGAATGACAACACTGCCTATTTCGTCAGGCCGCGCAACGTCGCGCTAATGGCCTGCATCAAGATTTAAGAGAAATCCATGGACATCCAGAAAACCAAAATCGTCTCGCAGCTGGGGCCGGATGGCTACCTGGTCGGGCCGACCATTGCCGACGAGTCGCCGCTGGAGCCGGGCGTGTTCCTGATCCCCGGTGGCGCCATCGACCGCGTCCCGCCCGAAATGCAGCCCGGCATCGCGTACCGCCCTGATGATGCCAGCGACGGCTGGATCGAGGAAGAGGATCATCGCATCGAAACGCTGTATCGCACCAGCGACGGCTCGGTGTATCCGTTCGGTGCGAAGCACGCCGATGAAACCTACAACGGCATCGGCCCCATCCCCGCCTGGCTGACCGCCAAACCCCGGCCCGACGCCTGGAGCGTGTGGAAAGACGGAGCCTGGGTGCGTGACGAAGCTGCGTGGCAGGCCGAAAAGATGGCCACCGAGCGTGCCTGGCGTGGATCGCAGTTGGATGCGACCGACGCTTTGGTCCAGCGCCATCGAGACGAGCTCGAGGACGGGTCCAGCACCACATTGATCGCTGGGCAGTACCAGGAGCTGCAGGCGTATCGCCGCACCCTGCGAGAGTGGCCGGAGACGGCAGGCTTCCCGTCGACCGACCTGCGCCCCGTGGCGCCGGCCTGGTTGTCCCTGCGCTAACCAGGCAGCCGCATCCACATCGCTCATAGACCGCCTCGGCGGTCTTTTTTTCGTCCATCCGGGAGGCAGCAATGCGACCCCATCAAAGGAATTTCTGCATGGAACCCACATCTGCCGGCTTCGGCGGTGGCGCCGCGGTGAAAGTGGCGCTGGCCTATGGCGCGCCTGCCGCGCTGGCCGCCATCCTCGGGCTGTTGATCATGCCGCCCAAGACCTCAAGGGAGTTCACCGTGCGCTCGATATGCACGGTGGCGTGTTCGTTCATTTTCGGGCCGGCGCTGGCGGTCGCCGTCCTTACGTGGAAGCCGAGCCTGATGGAAGCCATGACCTGGCTTGCCCGGCACGGTGCCGAAGGTGACGACCTGGCGCTGGCGAGGTTCTATGTCCTTGGGCCGAGCATGCTACTCGCGGGCCTGCCGGCCTGGTGGGTGCTGGGTGCCTATATGCAGTGGATGTCGCGCATTCGCGAGATCGGGGTTGTCGCGTGGGTGAAAGAGGTGCTGGCGCTGCTGCCCTGGCGCCGGACTGGCGGGGAGGGGTGAGCATGGACTTGAAAGAGGTTGTAGAGCGGGCGATCGAGCCGGCGCTGGCGTTGCTGCCGGCGCGCATGGATACGCCTGCGGCGCGCGTCATGTTGCTGGCCATCGGCCTGCAGGAAAGCCGCTTTGTGCATCGGCGCCAGATCGGCGGGCCGGCGAGGGGCTTCTGGCAATTCGAGAAGGGCTCGCGTGCGAGTCGTGGCGGGGTGTGGGGCGTATGCCTACATCCAGCGTGCAAGGGCCACCTGGCGGCTCTGTGCAAGGCCCGTAGCGTGGCGTGCGATCCCGATGCGATCTATGCGGCGCTGGAATATGACGACGTGCTGGCAGCAGGTGTGGCGCGGCTGCTGCTTTGGACCGATCCCAAGGTGCTTCCGGCCATCGGCGATTGGGAGGCAGCCTGGTCGCTGTACCTGCGCACCTGGCGGCCGGGCAAGCCCAAGCCGGACAGCTGGCCACCCCTTTACAGCCGGGCCACGGACGAGGTGGCACCGTGAGCGCCCTGACGCGCGCTGCGGGCCTGCTGGCCGGTTGGAAGGGGTACGCCGTGGCTGCGTTCGCCGGGGGGCTTGCGCTCGGTGTTGCCGCCTGGACAGCGCAGGCCTGGCGCTATACGGCACAGTTGGCAGACATGCGCGCCGCCCACGCACAGGAGCGAGATGCCCAGGCGCAGGCCGCAGTTGCCGCCGTCGAGGCGGCCAGAAGTGAAGAGCGGCGGCGCATGGCCGCCATGGAGAAGGCCCGTGATGATGCTCAGAAACAGGCCGCTGCGGCAGCTGCTGATGCTGTTGGCGCTCGTGATGAGCGCGACCGGTTGCGTGCCCGCGCAAACACGTTGGCTCGCGCCGCAGTTACCCGAGATCCCGCTCTTGCCAGCGGAAGCCCGTCAGGGGCCGCTGCCGTCGATTTGCTCGCCTACATGCTCGGCCGCGCTGTCGATCGAGCTGAAGCGCTTGCGGGAATTGCAGACCGTGCCCGCATCGCAGGACTGACCTGCGAGCGTGCCTATGGAGAGATGAGTCACCTCGATCCCTGACCGCGTCGTAGCAACGTGCCAGTAGTGGGGCGGGCTCGGATGATTATCTGAAGGAATAGCGATTTTGTGTATCTAGACGGCATTAATTTTCCTGCCTGGCTGCCGTAAGTTTTTGAGGAGGTAATCGCCATGCGCGTTATGCAAACGAGTTTGCCTATAGCTGTCCTCGCCACATCGTTGATGTTGGTAGTTATAGCTGTCATGGACGGAAAGTACCTTAGCGCCTTCGCATGGATTCTCGGTTGCCTTGCAGTCCAAGTCTGCCTACTGGGAATTTCTCGCCCATGGGAGGACGATGCCTGGCTTTTCAAGGTGCTAGCTATGGTTACTACGATCTGCGCGATCTTCGCGGCATTCAGTGGCAGTGCGGCGACAGATTCGCGCCGTCAGGCGGCTCAATTGGAGTTGAGGAGTTTCTACCTGAATGTGATGGGTGGAATGTATGGGCAGGTGAGTCCAGTAGCAAACAAGATGGCCGAGGTAGGAGTGCGGCGTTGTGCTGTTCAAAGCTATTTGGACCTCGCAGATTTGGCACATGAGCTGCATAAGGCGCAGCACCTTGGGCCGGGTTCTTCCTTGGCTTTGGGTACTTACGAGCAATTGGCTGGAGCCGACAAGCCTCCTCCAAGCTGCATAGCGTCTTTCGTCGAATTCAATCGAGTTGCCCCGGATGTGGCTAAGGTATTTTTGCACCGATACCCTGAAGTACTGACCTATAAGTGAATCGGTGTCACTACGGGAACAGCCTAGTAAGAGACCAAAAAGTCGCACAAAGAATTTGGCTCGACCGGCCGGTTAGGCATACTGGTCTGGCAGACCCAATAGGAAACGCCCCGCTGGCAGCAACCAGCGAGGCGTTAGGTCTGTGACAAGCCCTGTAGGAAGGAAGAATCACAAATGGAAGTTAGCACCGACTCAAAATTGGCTCACGCGACGAATGCACCGGAGGTATAAGTCTATCATCGGTACCCATCAAATTTCGATAGCTAATCAAAGCTATACAAAGACGGGGATTCGAGCCGGCAATTGCTCCCTTACCCAGTTGGTCTGCTGTAACGCCCGCAGGCCGTCCGCATGTACGTTTATGTCGCCTGTGATTGAACGCAAGGTTACAAGAATAGTGACTGGCAATGCTTGGGAGAGAGGGGGCTCATACGCGCGTAGCGTTACCCCGGCCTGTAAGGCCCAACTGTCTCCTGCTGTACCGTTTGGAAAACGCTTCCTGTGGACCTTTACTGGAGCCCATTTTGCGCCGTGTTCAACTTGAAGGGATTCGAAGCCCGATTGTCCTTCGTCTGAATCCATCGGTACGCGGCCTTTGATTCGATCGCCTTCGAGCACCCCGAAACTGACTTCGACGTTCGCCCGCACATACTCGCTGCCCGCGTTCGGATCTAGCGGGGGAGAGTAGACGGCGGTGATAATTACTTCCCCCCGGAATTTTCCGTCCTCGAGCAAGCACGCTGGGATGGGGTACGGACTCTTTCTCCATCTCATGCCCGGGAAGACGAGGGCTTCAAACGCCAACGTGAAACTATCATCGCTATCGTAGAGCGTGTTGATTGTGTCCGACGGTCGTCCTGCTCCGAAATATCTTCGTTCAAGTGCCGAGTACTGTGGCGAGCCAAGCTGTGCTGCATGGATCAATAGGGCCTTTACCATAGCGGGCTTTGGCGAAGTCCCTTTTCTTCCTTCCAGTGCGCTCCAGGTATGGGCTGCTATGGCGGAGACGATTGGGGCCGCAAAGCTGGTCCCGAAAGTCTGAATTGGCATATCGGTCGGTGAAAGTGCCTGTACGCTCGCCGGGCCGCTATTCCAAGGGCTGTGAACGCCGCCGCCTGCGTGTACGATATCTGGTTTGGGGGTAAAAACCGGACCCGGGCCACGTCTTGAATAGGGGGCTGGATCTCCCGCTTCGACCATTGCGCCGACAGCGGAGATGTGTGCTATCGAGCCTACGGTCAATGATCGTACCGAATCCCCAGGGCTGCCCACGCGATCTGTTAGTGTGCTTGCTGCTGGCCATGACCGCCGCGGTAATGAAGTATAGTTGCCTGCAGCTACGACGAATAAGACTCCGTACCTATCTGACATCTCGTCCAAGGCTTGAGCAAACTCGCTGAATAAATCGGGGTCGCATTCATCTGAACTTAAAGATAAATTCCAGACCTTCACAGCGGGGTACTTTGGGATAGTCGTTTTTAAACGCTCGATTAGGTCGCTGATATAGCTGCCGTTCGTTTCCAGTCCTGATACATCAATCACCCAACACCCGATCGGCGGGAACCAATCGTGCGATTCGTTAAGTATCCGCGCGCCAGCAACTAACGAAGCAACCATAGTTCCGTGGACATGGTCAGTGTCTGGAGGAAGGACGAAGGTCTCCGTTGCTCGTATCCATTGGTTCAAGCTTGTTGCGCGTGTCGAAACCCCTGTGTCGAATACTCCGACAGTTGGAAGGTCGGAAGAGGGAGATGGAAGGCTTATCCTTGGTCTCCGGGCATCGATGACCTCTGCCTGGGGTGTTGCATATCGAGGCTCTGTGCTGGCGACTCGAATGCCTGGGAATGACAGTAAATGGAAGAGGTCGTCATCAGAAACCGAATCAATATCGGCAATGCGGATCAATGGCACTGAGCCATAGTCCATTTTGATGAGCTTCGAACTGATGTTTAGCTTGGCTAGCAAGTCACTCAGGGCAGACAGATTCCTTGCCGTTGCATCTGACTCTTGATAGCGAAATGGACGAATTAGGATAGGTCCATTGTCGCGAAGCGAGTCCAGTCCTTGCGGTACTCTGCGCTCAATGGACCAGGGCATGATCTTGATAATTGCGCTTAGATTGGCGCGTACCTGCTTGGTCGTACGATTTAGAATAGACCACCGTAATTGGGCAATGCTCGCCGCATGCGCGCCGACTAACATTTCGTCAACGCTGGCATGCCCTGCCGGAAGGAGCTCAGACTCTTGAGCTAATGTTATTGGTCGATGAGATTTGGCAATCCCGGTGGCACGCAACTTGAAGATCAGTACCCCCAGAGCATTGGGGTGAAACTTCAAGTCCAACGCTAAACTAGCTTGAGCCGTGTCTAGAGTTTCTACTAGGCGCCGTCTATAAGCGCCGTCAACCGGGACTAATTCTTTGGCCCCGCCTCCTTGCTGCTGTGATGAGGTGAGGTCAGGACGGTGAAACGGAATGTGGACGAAGGGGTTTTCCCTCCGTGCTTGCATGTTCTCTGGCCTACTGCCTTTATTTGCCTTTCCCTTTCCTTCCGCCATACGAGTGCTCCCGTTTTAATACGTTACTTACGTGACGAACGGAAACATTATATATGCGCGCTAAATCCCGCAGCGGAAATGAATGAGGATCCCAGACTCTTAGCCAGTGGATCTCGGCATCGTTGGTGCTCAATACGGTTCCTGAGTTTAAGGCCAGAGCCAGACCCAGGCGACGGAGCAGCTCAGTTTTGTCAACTTGTTGACAGCCTGAAATCACTGCACTTCGCTTCGCATCAAGGCAGACCTGCTCTATCAATGCTCCAGACGCTGACTCTGATAACGTCGCAAGGTCCTCGAACGAAATTGTTGAAGGTGAGTAGTCACCCAAGAATTTTGCCCAGAGCTGAGCACGCAAACGTATGTCCGGGAACGGCATAGGAACCCGGAAACTGAATCGGCGCCATACAGCTGGATCAAGCAAAGCCTCGTGATTGGTGGCTGCTACTAGGATCGTCTCGTCGGGCAATGCGTCAATGTTCTGCAGGAGCGCTATCACGACTCGCTGAAGTTCCCCAATGTCCCTTTCATTGCCGCGCGCCCCGGCCAATGCATCGAACTCGTCGAGGAAGAGCACGCAGGGGCGTTGCTGTGCATAGTCCATTACACGGCGCAGATTCCGGCTTGTTTGTCCTAACAGACTGCTGACCAACGTGTCACACCGCACAGTGAGCAGCTGAAGTTTCAATCTAGCAGCGATCCAACGAGCGGTCTGGGTCTTGCCTGTGCCGGGGGGGCCATAGATGAGAATTCGGGAAGGGAGGGCAGCACCTGCTTGTACCAGTTGTTCGTGATGTTCCACGCCGTCGACGAACTCCTGCAAGCGTCGTTCAATAGCGTCGGGGAGTAGAAGATGCAAGCCGTCCAGGTGGGGCATGCTGATATCCACAGTGTGCAGACGACTTTCTCCGTCAACAGGCAACGTGCCAAGGGTCGCTTGTAGTGAGCCGTCTTGGGCTGACGCCACTGCCAGCGGTGCGCGTGCGAGTCGTTCCCGAATCAGGGATGCCTGGCGCCGTTCCCCGGCAGCTTCCAGCTTGTCAGCAAGCAATCCGGCGTAGTTCGCAGCCATGGAGGCATTTGCTCTGAGCGCGCCTTCTAGGATCTTCACTACTTCAGACATGTTTTCCAAGGCGTATCCTTCGTAAATTGGTGCTGATGATTGACTTCAATTATACGAAACACAAGGCCGAAAAATCGATACAAAGTTTGGTGTTAACGAATCAGATGGGCGTTTAATTGAAACGGATATGGTTTTTTTGAAATGCATGCGGATATTTGAGGGGTTTGGTGGGTCAGAAGTCGCCTTAGGTGCGGCAGACCCGTGGATATGTGGATGATCCCTGGCGCGGCCGGGTTACTCGGTGATCCACGGTATCCGCCACCCTTGGTAGTGCCCACAGCCTGCGATATCCTCGAACCCGATCGCTATCCATGCCGCAGTCTGAAGCAAAGGTTGGAAGTTGGGGGGCAGGCAGGTCAGGGATTGCGCCGGGAATCGTCGCGCCGAACTTGGCCAAGCTTTCCAAGGTCAAGCGCGGTACATAGCGGTTGAGACCCTGATGGGGCATGGAGTACCTCCGGACCGTACCCACGACGGGCTGACCTGGATCGTTGTCGCGGCGGTGCTCGCCGAGGCGATGCGTCCGCTGGGCATTGCAATGGAATTGCACGATTTTGCTTGAAAATACTGTACATGCATACAGTATAATCTACCGTCAAAACGGTGCAATTAGGCCCCGATTTTGCCCGTTAAGGGACGGAACACAGTGGACGTGACGGACTGGCAGCAGCGGGACCAATACTTCTGGGCAGGGCCTGGCGGCTGGACGATCTGCCGGGTGTTCGCTCAGAACCGCTGGCAGTACGAGGTGTGGGCGGCGAACGGTACGCGCCACGGTATGGAGCCCTCCCTGGTCGCCGCGATCGTGCTCTACGATCGGGTCAAGCCGACGGCATAGGTTGCACGGGCTCGATGGCGTCCGGCAACTGGTATTTCGAATTGCCGACTTCCTGGCGCACCGGGTGCCAGGTGAACGCGGTTTCCGGTGAGCCATGCTCCAGCAGTGCAATCGCCTGCGCGGTGGGAAATTCCTGGTCCATCCAGTGGATGGCGAGGTCGGCCGGCAGCGCTACCGGCCGGCGGTCGTGGACGTCGACCATGCCGCCAGCGGCGTCGTTGGTGACGATGGCGAAACCGTGGGCCTCGTCCTTCTCGGCGTCCGGCCGCCAGTTGCTCAGCCCGGCGAAGAACAGGGGCGCATTGTCGGTGGCGTGGATGAAGTAGGGCTGCTTGGGCGGCTTCGGCCCATCGGCCAGCGGCTTCCATTCGTACCAGCCATCCGCCGGCACCAGGATGCGGCCGCGCGCGGTGAGCATCTTCCAGGGCCAGGCGCCGGCGAGGATCTTGTCCAGCCTCGCGTTCGACATGAGGTACTTCGAATTGTGCGGGCGCCAGCCCCAGTGCAGCCGCTCCAGTTCGAAGTCGCCGGCCAGGCGATGCATTGTCATCGGGCGCGTGCCCGGCGGAATGTTGTAGAGCGGGCCGGCTGGGTCATCGAAGACGCGGCGAGGGTTGGGAAATATGCGCTCGACGTAATCGAGCGGGCCCGACTTCTGGACGATGCGACCGCACATTTTGCGCTCCTCGTCGACGGTCGTTTCCGTCTAGAGCTGGGGAAATCCTTGCCCCCGCCTTGGTATAGGCCCACAGCCTACTTTAGGGCATCGCGGGCTTGCCTCAACGCGGACTTCAATTCGTTCGAAGCCGCGCGCATTCGCGCGAAACGTGCATCTTGAACACTGTAGGCTGGCCTCTGTTTGGACTGAAAGTCGCCGTCTGTAAGTGCCTTTCGAAAATTCATAGCCTGCTGCGTCAGTTCTCGACATGCATAGGGATGTGCAGCGTTCAGATCGGAGATATGTTTGGTGATAGAACTAACTTGGCCGCTGATATGCATGCCCGTAATGTGAGTCTGAGCGGTGTCACCTGCTTCGAGGTAGTAGGAGCAAGCGGACTGTTCTGAGGCCTCCACTTTCTCAATGAGAGATGAGAAGTCACTATAGGCTTGTTGGCGTCTCAAGCCCTTGGCGGTCTGGCGAGCTCCCAGGACATAGACAGCAAGCGAAGGCACTGCCCCACCCAGCAGCCCTATGATGAATTCTTGTGCTAGAGTCTTCTCAGGCATTAGCGGTGGTGCAGTCGTTCGCTTGACGCGTCATCAACATAGCCCCAGATCTCGATCGGCAACGTGTTGTCCTCTTCTGACTTGAGAACGAGACTCTGATGAAGCTGGCTGGCCGAAATCTTGTGAAGTCTGACGAGGCCCCCGAATGCCTCCTCCAAGAACGACGAGCCATAGCCTTCCGCCCCATCCAGATCCACGGTCACTCGACCGCCGGTTCGAAGAGCCGGCCAAAGGAGTTCGTCCCGAAATCGTTCGCCGCTAAACGGGCCATCGCTGACGTAGCGCCCCGCTGGAACGGGCGAGAAATCAATTGCTACCCTGATCATTTTCGCTTCCTTCATCGGGATCTCCAGACCAATTCGTGACCCGGTCGATTGGAACCGTCCATCTAATTAAAGTTCCGCCTAGCTCGGCGTCCAGGGTGTCGTGCGACTCCCCTCCGCCGCTAGTATAACTATAGCGACCGCGCCGGCTGTAGATGTGCATTTCCCCAGCGCCTGCCTGGTCAATAAATTGGCGTAGATCGTTCAGCCCCTTCCCCCTGTGACCCTTCCTGGTGCGGGTGCGCCCTATCTCCATGCCTGCGTATATCATTGCTCCGTCGTCCGGGCGGACGCCAGGCAAGAGGGACAGAGCTCCCCGAATCATCTCCAAAGGATACCTTCTTGGTAGTGTACGTGGAATACCAACGCCCAGGTCACAGAACATGATCGAAAGGCGCTTGCTCGGGCGATGGTAGTGACCACAGAGCCACCACCTATTGTGCGCATCTCCCAAGTTCATCCGTGTGGGGGGATAAGCGTGTTGTAGCGCGTTGAGCATCGCCTCGATGACGCCGCGTTGAAGTTGCTTCCTTGCCATAGTATTCATGGCAATCTTGTCTCCAAGTAGGCTCTCGCGAAGCTCCTTCGCGCTCTCTGATTCCAGCTTCGTCCCCGAGCGGAATTTGATGTACTCCATCGGAAAAGTGCGCTGCGATTTGAGTGGCGATTTGATGTTGAGCAGTTCGAAAAAGCCCATGTCGCACATCCTTTTGAGCAATGTTTGATCTTCTGGGTACGTTCCTGTTAGGGCTTTCTTGCCTCGGAGAATTTGCGCCCTATGTACTTCTGCCAGAAGTACCAGTAGGGCGGAGGGCCGGATGCTCTCACATTCTTCCAATCGCAACCTAACTGTCACCTTTGCGTGCTCTACTGTCATTCGTAGCTTTTGCAGCAACGATGCGCATTCGTCGAAGCGCGTTTCTAGGCATAACAGTTGGGGCACGAACACGTCGATAAATTCTGGTCGTCTGTTGTTGTCGACGACAATGGGAAGGTACCGAGTGTTCGCGTACACTCTTCCGCGTCGATTGTGCCGCCTCCAGAAGCGCTCGTCTCCAAGGTTCTGCAGCCGCACACGCCTATCTTCTCGCAAGCGTTTCATATAAGAATATTTGTTTGGGCCGGAAAAGTATTGTAATACGTGCCGCTATGGCTTCGCCGTCGCAAGAGCTTCATCCCTCGGCAACTAATTACAGGCGTATTTTCCAATTAGTCATGCATTAGGAGCGGCCAGCTCCCGCCCCGCCCATTGTGGCAGGGGGACTTTCGTGGGGACATGGCTGCTCCCAGATGATCAAAATAGAGCGCGGTTGCAAGCGAGTGCCACGCTAAGTAATTGAAAAATAAGGGTTTCGATTTCACCCCTATGCATGGGGTGCAAGGGGTCGCGAGTTCGAATCCCGCCGTCCCGACCAGTAGTTCAAAAGGCCGTCAGTGAGAAATCACTGACGGCCTTTTTCATTTTTGTGGCTTGCATTAAATGGGCGTCATGCTCGCATTCGCAGAACGCCGCGAAGGAATGTGGTCAAGTCAGCAGCTTGACCGGCATTTCGCTACAGATGCGGGTCGCGTTCCGTTGCGCTTGTCATCGCAGTCCGAGGGAATGCAAATAGGCGAACACTTCGTGGGAGTCAGCGGGGCGCACGGTTCACCGGATTTGCCAAGGGGCCGGTTTTTCGCCAACCATTGTGTCAACGCGAGAACCTTGTCTTCGGGTAAGTCGCGCCGATACCGAGGTCCTCTTTTCTCCAGCTTGAGACTGCTTAGAGAGCGGGGAAGTTGGGCGATGCTCAGGGCATCCTTGCCGAAGTAGTGGAAATGGCTGGATACCAGCGCCCACTGATTGCCGTGATGGTCATCGCGCTGATCCCAACGGCCATTGAAGCGGGGATCGACCAGGAAATCCTTGAAGGGGAGTTTCTCGTCCACACGCATAAGATAGATGATCTTCCCGTGGCCGGCACTGGCTCTGCTCGCGCCGCCGGTTCCCATGACCCAGTCGCCCACCTTTGCCATTTCGACAATATTGTTCGTGCCGCCTGGCTTTTTGTACATGCAGTGCACGAGGGTGCAGAATCCGCTTTCGGGATTCGGCGACCTGCCGTGGTCGTGATCAACGACGTAGGAATAGAGTACGTTGGCCATTGGTTCGTGAACCTCTTCCGTATCGGATGCTGTGATGGTGAGAGGTCACATTATCTCCGCACTCATTTTCGATGTGCGATCAAATTTGCAGGGCTTTCCGTCCATCAGTGCGCTCAGAACCTGAACCCGCTGATGTATTCCCCGCACGAGTTGTAGCTGATCTTCCCATTCGTCTTCATGTCGTAGCGCAGCACGGTGCCGGCCTTGTCGGTGTAGAAGATCACCGCGCAGTCGGTGTATTCGGGCACGTAGGCGCTGTAGGACCCATACGTCGTGCCCATCGGGCCGTTGGTGGAATAGCCGCGGCCTTCGTAGTGGCCCGGATGGTAGCCATAGACATACGTGTAGCTCGTGGTCTGGTCATCGACCTTGTTCACGAACGGCTTGGCGCCGGTCTCGGGCGGCCAGGCGGGCAGCATTTCATTGATGTTCTTGCCGACCTGCGCATCGAGCTTGTTGCGCGTGGGCGAGTAGACGGACAGGCCCATGCAGGCGGACAGCGTGAGCGGCAGGATGACGGCGGGAGCAATGCGGCAGATGCTTTTTAGCATTTGGAAGCCTCGGGTCGAGCACGTTGGGTGCGCGAGTATAGTCAGCGCGTTTTGCCTTTGAGAAGGCAAAAAAACCAGATGAGCACATCGGTAAAGTTTCGTTCCAATAGTCAGAAGGCCGTCAGCAGGACGCGGATATTCTTTTACGTTGGTCCGCATCGCGCGGGCAAGCGTTACGCGTTTTTCCAGTCCGGTTGACGCGGGTCGCGGTCAGTCGATGACTTCCGCGCAGGCGTCGGTCGGCGCGGCGGCGACGCCGCCCACCACCGGCACGATCTTGATGACCGCGGAGGTGACGCGGCAGGGCGCGGCGGCGAGGCCGCAGCCCGTACAGGACAGGCAGAGCAGGGAAATCAGCAACCACTTCATGGGATTCGTCGGCGAGGGATTGGCGCCGCGGGCGGGGCCGTGGCGCAATGCCTGGATTTTGCGCCGCGGGCCGGTCCCGAATAGTGGGGAATTGAGCGGCGAATGTAATGACGTTTGCGCGAGGGCGCACAGGATGTAACGCGGGGGGGGCAATACGAGCGAAAGTGATGGTCACGCCATCCTCATCATGCTCAACCCGCCGTGAACGTTCAGCCTATCGAGTGTTCTGCCCTTTCAGCGTTCCGCCTTTTCTTTTCAGCTTGCATCCGCCATTGGCGACGCCGCTCACAGCGGCGCCTGGCCGCGCTGGCGGTACGCGCGCGCCAGGCTGGCGGAGAACGACAGCGCGGCGATGCCGCAGGCCAGGGCGAAGACGTAGCGCGAGAATTGCCCCGAGGCGGCGCCGGTTTCCTTGCCGAGCAGGGCGATCACCACGGCCACCAGCGCCGCGCCCAGCGATTGGCCCGTGGTGCGCGCGGTCGACAGGACGCCGGAGGCGGTGGCGGTGCGGTTCCTGGCGGCGTTGGCGAACATTTCCTTGTTGTTGGGCGGCAGGAAGAAGCCGTAGCCCATGCCGCACAGCGCCACGCGCCATAGGAAATCGCCGGTGCCCGGATCGGCGGGCAGCAGCACGAGTGAGTCGAGTCCCAGGCAGAAGGTGAAGACGCCGATGCTGGAGACCTGGGTGGCGTTGAAGCGGTTCGCGAGCCTCCCGGCGAACGGCGCGCAGACGGCGACCGCGATGGGCCACGGGGTGAAGACCAGCGCGGATTCCAGGGCGGTGTAGCCGTAGGCGTCCTGCAGCACGAACGGCAGCGCGACCAGCGCGATGCCTTGCGAGACGAACATGGTCAGGGACGTCAGCACCGCGAAGGAGTAACGGCGCGACTTGAAGATGTCCAGGGGCAGCAGCGGATGCCGCGCGCGGGTCTGGCCGAAGGCGAACAGGGCGATCAGCGCCAGTCGGAAAGTACGTTCATCAAGTTTAGGAAATCCTGTTCCAGTACGGTCAGGTCGCTCGCTTCCACCGCTCGCATTGTGCATTCCTTCAGCCATCCCAAAGACGGAAACATACGCGTGGTACGGGCACGGCTATTTGCAGATATGGCGCGGCAAAATCGGCCATTTGCTTCAACTGCATCAGCGATTCGTGTCGAGTCGCGCCGCCCTGCCGCGTTTGTCGCGCGATTAATCAATTAGATATAATTTGTCATTGATAGTTAAAATTCAGGGTTCTGCTTTTGATTAATCGAGCTACACGCAACGCCATCCGTTGCTGGCCGAATGGAGAAAAAATGTCGAGGATGAAGAGAATTGCCGTGCTGGCATGCGTTGCCGCCTTGATTTCCGGGTGCAAGACTACGGTCGAGACCGCGGTCAGCCTTTCTGACCTACTGACTGCGCCGAGCAAGCAGCTATCCGGCAATTTGTATGTGGAGGTGCCGAGCTGCCAAAGCCATGAGGATTCGCGGCTGCCATCGACCTCGGTGCAGGATGTCCAAAAGGCCATGCCCGGTATTTTCTCCGATGCCAAATACCAAGAGTGCTTTCGAAAGGGTTTCGATTCCTACGCGCGATTTTCGGTACCGATATTTCTCGATAAGGACCTGGATGGCAAGCCGGCATCGCCTTCCCATATCAACCTGATTTCGAATGAGAAGGCCTTGCTGCGAGTCAGCGTTCCGGATCAGGTGAAGGCCCGCATCATCAACGCGCAGAAGCGATCGCCCGTGGGCGGGCTGGACCTGAAGTTTGTCATTCGGGTCAAGAACGATACGGGCAAGGATTTCGCATTCACGGCTTTGGCGGCGTATATCGACCAGACTCCCCATGTCATCAATAGCCTGACCATAAAGCGCGGCGGCGATTTCCTTATCACGCTGTCTGACGTTTCCGCCCGGTCCGCGCTGGACAAAGGTGAAGCGCTGGTCTTACTGCTGCCGTCGAAATAGCTGCTTTTGCATTTCGGGGATACTCGCGGCATGCGTGTAGTGCGTGGTCTCGTTGTCAATGCGTTCAGACTCGGAGCGAGCGAAGCGTGAGGCCGCTCGCCATCAGTCGATAACCTCCGCGCACGCATCCGTCGGCGCGGCCGCGGCGTCGCCGACGACCGGCACGATCTTGATGACGGCGGACGTGACGCGACAAGGCGCGGCGGCGAGGCCGCAGCCCGTGCAGGGCAGGCAGAGCAGGCAGATCAGCAACCACTTCAT